TTACAATCAAATCACCATCGTAATGTTTAACTTGTCCAGGAATGTAATACTCTCTTACTGAGTTCAAACCTTTCTGACGTAGTTTAAAGAAATCTTCGCTCGGCTCATAAGCAATAACAGGTTTGTTAATCTTCCTTAGAAACTCTCCGTCGCCTGCTCCAATCTCAACCACTCGTCTGACTGTGGAATTATTTACATACTCAACAATCTTGTCAATATGCTCTTTCCAAGCGGTTCCATTATTGTACATAGAAAAGACTCATCAAACTGTGAATTCCAAACATGCAAACACTGCTTACAAATATATAGTACAATAGGCCTAATACGGATATCTTTACTTTTTTCTGCATCAGAGGATAATTGACAAACAGAGGTAGGTCTATTACCTACATCAAACATGAACTCAGTGCAGTGAGATTTGCATACTGGACAAATTGTATTCCCATTCATACAAAATCTCCTGAGCGCGTATCGGCCTGATCGATCTCATCAAGAGGATCAACTTCAAGCACTATAGCTCCTCTAGAAAAATATGCACCAGACACTTCGTACCATACACCATCAAAATCTACAACTACATGGTTACTCTCACCCAACTCAAGTAATTCAGAGAGTCTCATTTCACGCTAAAGCCTCATCAATTTCTCCCATCGTCATCTGCTCCAAACGATGATTAGCTTCTAGGACATCCAACACTTTCCTATCCGTGCCAAGATGTAGCAGGTCCACAATATTCACAACACGCGTCTGACCAGGACGGTCACACCTGTTCTTAGCTTGTATTCTATTCTCAGGTTTGAAATCATTACTGTAGAACACTTCCATGAATGCTTCAGTTAAGCTAAGGCCCATGCCACCTGACTCAGGATGCCCGACAAATGCGACTTTGCCTTCAGCATTCATCCAATACTTCAAGGGGTCTTCCTTAATGACCTCACCATCAGATGAGAAAACTGTCCATCCCTGCCCATATACTCTGACAACATTCCAGCCTAAACGCTGACAAATCTGAGTACAAAGCTCAATCGATGCAACGAACCCAGCATAGATGACGATCCGGCCGTGCTCATCACACTCATCCAGTAGATCCATCAAGGCTTGCTCTTTAGGACCTTTAAAGTAGTGAGCTGTTCTCATTGACTTAGGGACATGACCTTCACCACCACAATGCTCACAAATAGAAGTTGTCCTTTTCCAATCAACCTCTGGGTTATCAATATCTCCGTCAGGTTCCCAGTCTTTATATTCTCCTGATCCTTTACAGACTTTACACTTCACCAACTCATCTGTCTCTTCAATCTCATACTGGAATCCATCAGATAAAGTACGCAGCCAAGTGAGAGCTTGTATCGTACTAGTCGCAGAATTAGCTAAGGCTCGTGCAGCTCGTTTAATCGTTGGGTTAGGCTGTAGGATTATCTCTCTGTGAGTGACGCCCGGCAAGTCAAGGCAATCCTCTTTACGAAGGACCATGATAAGCCCTTCTAGCCTCTTCGACAGATAAGCTACTTCATTCTTACTTGGCTCCCAAGGATGATCTCCAGAGAGCATATCATGCTCGTCTTCATACCCACCACAGCGATCACACTTCTTTTCATCATCTCTCCACGCAGCAGGTACATGGAAAATTCCTTGCTCTTTTAAATCCTTCTTCTCAAATATCCTGAGACGCCATTCAAACTTCTTCGGATCTGCTTCTCTTAGAAAACCAGGAGCAACAATCTCTGCCAACATCCACCAATCAACTGGAGATTTAGGAGCAGGCGACCCAGACGCTCCTATTACATATCCATCCCATCCCCATGCAGCTCTTATCTTATCAGCCATATCCTGCGCAGCTTGTGATCGCTGTGCTCTTGCTGATTTGCACCGTGAGAATTCATCATAGATTACACCTTGTGGAACAGGCGTTCCTGGCTCCCATTCCTGCACAATTCTACGGTGCTTCTCATACGTCATCAGAGTTGGTTGGAAATTCAAACTCCACTTCTCAAACTCAAGTTCAACAGCTCTGAGGCCAGACTTAGGAGCGACAAACCACCAATCAGTATGACCTGATCTTTCCATCCCTTCAATCATGGACAAAGATTTACCTGTGCCCATGTCTGCTGCAAGGATACCGTAATGGTAAGTTAAAAAGAAATCAGACATCCAAGTCTGATGCATCATCAACGGACGTTGATACTCGTGTTCAATCCGTGGACGTTCCCAATTAGCGTATGGGTTTCCACCAGACAACAACTCCAACTGAAATCGGTTTCGATAGCAATCATCAACAGACCAAATCTTACGCCCATCAATATGACCGTGCCATTTGGCTCCGCGCATACATGCCTTGACTTCATCCTTCATAGAAAAAGGAAGGTTAAGAAACTCGATACGACCATCAACGTATTCTACGTTGACTTTCTTTAAAACACGAGTTCCTTTTTTAGTCGTATAGACAAAACTTACACTGTCCACTTAATAAGAACCCCGCCGCCTTCCATCGGAGATACCTCCACCATATTAAACTGCATGAGATTTGCAACAGCGGATGTTACATGGTTATCAACCATCTCTTGATCCCACTCAGGATTAACGGCATCAGGAATTGTTTTGAAATACTCTGTCAAATCCGACTTAGTTACTGATCCTTTGTCACGGACATACTCAGCAACAGTCTTAACTACATCACCTAATTGCTCACTAATAAATTGAATTGGATCTTTAGCCATTTATTTACCTTTCTTATAAAACATCACCTATTGTTCCGGCAAACGTCTCTTCCCTAGTCCTTACCGCAGCTCCTGGATCAAATACACGTGGCCGTCCTTTAGCGTCAATACCCCAGTTGTTAAGATGGAGATCCCCACCTGTTCTAATATAATCTGGTAAAGCTGCTCCAGTGCCTCTGCCAGGGAGATAATGATCTGCTTCCTGAAGAGTTCGATAAGGTTTACCAGACACATCATAACTCAAATTCCTAAATAATTCTTGTTGCTTACCAGCAAGGTAATCCGTTCTTCCTTGTTCAAGAAGAGTAGTTGGACGGGTCGGAATATATTCACGTTTTTCAACCCATGTGTTTCCGTACTTTTGTTTCCAATCAGGGTAGACTCCTGCTCTTCCAATGTCATACGGATTTGGTGGTTCTAAGCTATTCTTATACTGAATTCGATAAGACGTGAAACCTCCTTTACCATCCGGCACTTTTATTCCAACTCCTTCTATCCCATGATGAATATAACGTGATCCTTCCGGTAAAATCGATGCAATATTTCTCAAATCACCTTTCTGCTCAATATATATTGAAAGTAGTTTCGGAATACCAACCTCACCTTGCAAATACTCCCTTGCCATGTCATCAGTTAAAAACCTCTCTGGATTAACAACAGGAGCACCAGCAGTACCAGTGTGAACTTTCCCTTCACTGTCAATCCATCTATTTTCATTTCTAACTGGCGGTAAATCCCTTAAGTACGCCTCGGCTGTTGGAGGGGGAGCTGCTTCTGGTATTCCTCTGTCTATAGGAGCGCCTTGTGGTTGTCTTGTTGAAGCTATGGCTCCCTCTGCTGTTGTTCCGCCGCCGCCTCCAACACGTGCGCTACCGCCGCCGACCCCTCCTGTACCTGCTCCCATAACAGTTTACCTTATCATATATGTATTGTCAATTAAAGATCAAAAGGATCACCTGCGAAAACATCTGCACTTGTGCGTATAGCTCCACCGGGGTCAAACATGCGCGGACGTCCTTGAGCATCAATACCCCAGTTATTCAAGTGTAAGTCACCTCCTGCCCTAACATACCTAGGTAAATCTCCAAACCCACCACCAGTTAAATAACTGTCTTCCGTTGGCAATGTCTTATATGGCTTTCCGCCAACATCATAACTCATATTCCTCAGTAACTGATCCTGCTTTCGTGCGAGGTAATCCATCCGTCCCTGCTCACGAAGTGTAACCGGTCGAGTAGGAATGTATTCACGTTGTTCAATCCATGTATTTCCATATTTCTGTTTCCAATCTGGATACACTCCACCACGTCCAATGTCATAAGGATTTATCGGCTCATTAGCATTTTTGTATTGAACACGGTAGGATACAAATCCACCTTTACCATCAGGAACTTTAAGCCCTAACCCTTCAACACCAGAGTGAATATACGTTGATCCTTCAGGAATGACTGAGGCGACATTCTTTAGATCCCCTCGATTTTCAATATACCCTGTCACTGTCTTCGGTATACCAACCTTAGACTGCAAGTAATCTCTTGCTTGACTATCAGTCAAAAACTTATCTGGATTAGCAACAGGGGCACCTTGACTACCAGTGTGAACTTTTCCTTGTTCATCAATCCACCTATTCTCATTTCTAACTGGCGGTAAATCCCTTAAATACGCTTCTCCAGTCGTAGGTGGAGGAGCTTCAGGTATTCCTCTGTCAACTGGGGCTCCAGCAGGAAGACCTGTTGTACCTAATCCTGCATCTGCTGTGGTTCCACCGCCACCAATACGTGCGCCACCGCCACCACCACCTGTACCTGCACCCATAATAGTATACCTTCTTATTTATCAGTTGTCAACTTACGTGAGGCATTTCTTGCCTCAGGAACATGAATCCAATCATTTCTACCGCATAACTCCTTAACTTTATTACCACCTCCATAAACCATAAATCTAATCGGATTCATACCTGCGTGTTCTATTGCGAGGCTCGCGTGCTCTCTCAAAAGATCTAACCTTGCATCTGTCGCCGATGTTGCATACGACCGCCAACCCTCAGGGACACCCATCAAATTGTACTTATAGAACGGAGGAGCAACATATAGATCCACCCAAACAGGAAGTTCATATTGCTGCCAATACCGTGCCAGCCAACGCTTCTGATAAATCCGATAAAGGGCCACAGCCAAAGGCATTTGATCATCGGTAGAGAAGTTTGGTTCTACTGTGCCGATGCATTTCGTTTCAAGGATCGAAGCAGGGTGCTTCCAAAGAGCAGAAAATTTTGCATCTTCAACGTAGAAATGCCAAGTCCCTCGCATTCGATTCTTACGGGCAACCGATCCCCAACCTCTAATAGGTAGATCTGCGAAATCCGCTTGCCTCTCTATCCTCAAGTTAGGGATACCATAATCATTATCTGACGGAAACAACGCGTCTGGTACTCGATATTTCATTTATGCTCCAATAGGAATGTTGAGTCTTGTTGTGGTGTCGTCTTCATATCAAACATAGGGGCTAACCTAATTGTATTGAACTCATTGTAAATCAGATTATAAATGTGTCGGATAGGTTGGCTGATCTCAGCGGCACAACCTCGCAATAAGGCGTCTCTCCATTGAGACAGTGAACCACTCAGAAATACCAAGTCAATGTCTCTATCTACCGTCTGCTCTACAATCGAAGGCATTGACGCACACTCCAACACTCCAGCAGTGTCGCGTACATCGCACGCTACCATCACACATGCATTGAACATCGGGGTGTAGCTTTTGACACTTTCGGCCGTCGGTTTCACATTCTGATTCTTGATCGCAGCTAGACATAACAAATGATGTAGTGGTGGATCATGATTACCTTGATCTGCTGAAGCAGCTACATTACGTTTCAAAGCAATCTGTGTTAGAGGTAAAAATGCATTCAAATCTAACGCAGTGAATCCTACTAAACGAACTCCACTCATTCCATCTCCTTCTTAGGAGGTTGACCAAACCATGCTAAATCAAAATTCATTAACGCATGTGCTGGACAGCTACCACGTCCTACTAATTGAGAGTCATCTCCTCCCCAAACACATACCCATTCTACACCATCATGATACAATTTTGCGCCATAAACTCTATGTGGTAGGGTTGTGGATTGTGCAGTTATGTACCTTTGCTCCGCTTCATTCGATTCCGATCTCGCGCGGGTCAATATTAAGTCCTGGAGTGAAGCCATGAACTCTATGAAACTCTGTGCCATCTCTGACCGCGTGTATTGAGGCCCAAACTGCCCCTGCGAAGCCAGTAGTGTCGCCCAGGTTGATAACATACTGTGCGGAGATTCGGCCACGACTTGCGTGTGCGATGAAGTTTTGTCCTTGTTTGAGAATCTTGATAACCACTTCATTTTCTACCGCCCATTGTAAATCTTGTTGTAATAGTTCTTGGTCACGTTCCATATTATCCTCATCAGCATTAGCTGTTTTCAAACTGTGTCGGGATGCACTGAATGTGCTTCTGCCGCTGTCCCCTAGCAACGTCCCGCGTCATCGGAATCAGTCTGTCCTTTCATATTGCTCAGATGTATCATAAATGGCCCCGTTCGCACTATACCTCCTGTAGTACTCAGTCAGTTAATCTAGTTCCGCCACGAGGCCCGAGCAGAATTAACATGAAGACTGTTTAACGAGCCCGTTGAGCTTGCTCCTTTGTCTGCTCAGGAGCTTTCTCAACACTCGGTTCAATATTCATGAACTTCTCAATCGTCGCATTGATTTCCTCAATTGGAGGAAGATCCTTAAACGGCATAGTACACTTAACGACAACAGGCACATGCCACCCACCAAACGACTTTGAAGGTTTATACCGAATGTTCAATGTCGCTGCCGACACCTGACCATCCTTAGGCAAGAATGGACGGAGCTTACCCGCCTCAGCACGACCAGACGCGTTCCCAAAGAACAACTCATAAAAGCTCTTAGAAGATCGCTCATACACGAGATAAGTCGGACCCCACATACAGCCGCTGTTCTTAGGGGCTTCAATTATCCGCTTAAACTCAGGATTCTGCGTATCGTACACTGTGATGATAGCTTCTGTGTCCGACACATCCATAGCCTTCGGGCGAGCTGCCAAAGGAATAACATCAATGGACTCACCAAGATCAGTAACTTCCTCACCTCCGGCCTGAGGGACACCCCATCGACCAGGACCAATCTTACCAGTGTCTACATACTTACCCTTACCAATCAACTGAACTCTAGGGATGAAATCTGCGCCTTTCGAAACTTCATCAACTTGTGACAAGACGTCGTCTGCGATGGCCGGGACATTAAGCTTCAAAGTTACCAAATCTTTACTCATGCGTTTCTCCAAATGTAGTTTCTAGCAATTTGCGTTTTAATTCTCTGTCTTTCTTTCTTCGTTCAAATGCATTTAGTTTTTCTGCTGTTGCTTTGATCTTTCTTTCTTCATGAGCGCGAATGCTTAGAGGATCTAAATGCATTAACCAAATTATACACGCTTTCCACCCATCTAAGGCAGTCTTGGCTTTTTGCATATTAAGATGTACTCCAGCTTGTTCGAACCCGTCATCTACCTCCTTTCTTATCTCTTTCATAGATCTGAGATATGGCTGAGGTTTAGCTAACCTAATTAGATAGTTGTCGATCCTCCCTGTTTTAACCATCTCACGATATTGTTTTAGATTTTCACTAACAAGACTTGAAAACTCATCATAATTAAGAAGTACTGCTTGTTCCAAGAACTTCTCTTGATACCCTAGTGGCAGCCTAGCTAATGCTTTTCCTGACCGCACTGAAATCTCACCACGATTGACCATCACTCTTGCCTTGCGACAAAGTCTGTTCAAACGCAATATATCACGTATCCATACGACACTCTTACCAATCCCTTCTGCTAACTGCTCAATAGTCACATAACCACTGTTAAGCAATTCCTCCAATCTCTTTGCATAATCGGCTTTATTCATCTTAGGCCTTAATGCTTGAGACTTCACCTGAATCAAAGACACCTCTTCATCAGTGAGTTCTTTTACAAGGCACGGTATAGACTCTAAATGAGCGTCTCTCGCCCCCTGTAACCGATGGGCTCCTTCTACTACCTCAAACTTATCGTCGTATGGACGTACAAGAAGAGGCTGTAAAACGCCATCCTTCTTTATAGAGTCTGCTAACTCCCGATACTCAACTGACCGTCTATTGACACCCCTAAGTGGGCGTCGTGGATCGATCAACTGTGACAAAGGTATGTACTTCAACATGTCTCTATCTTTATAATAGGTACGAACACGCCTGATTTATCAAAGAAAATGAAAAAATAAGTAAAAAAATCTATAGAGGTAATATCAACCCCCTCAGGGGAGGCGAGGAAAGGGGCTCCCCTAGGGGGTATGCAACCTTAACAATAAATTACAAAACGACTTACGTCTAAATACTATGCCAATAGGGAGTGGGGAGCTTCACCTCACCATCCCTATTACATTTTTGCAATTGCAAAAAAAATTTCATGACGTACAAGTGTAAATTAGCTCCCTCCTCCCCTACCTCGCTCGGGTGGCGAGGTTAAACATATATCTCACAATAAGTTATATCAAAGTTTGCGTTACTTACCCCTCAGGGGAGGTAGGGGAGCTAATTTTCAAACTCCCCTACCTCGCTTAGGGGGTTGGGTTTGCAACTTATTACGTCATATTAAGTTATGACGCAAAATCGATTTTAACGATTTTAACGCGCCGTTACAGATAGAACCCCCTATTAGAGTGGTTGAACCACTCTGTAGAGGTATAAGATCCCTCTCTTAGGGGGTTCTATCTGTAACGGCGCGTTATAATCATTATATTTTACCACCCCTCCAGAGAACTAGACTTTAAAGAACTTTCATCTTTTTTCTGCTTTTTATGATAAAAGTGTCGGCTTCGTACCTACTATAATCAGTAGAGGCATTTCTACGGAGGTAACATGAGAAACAGTAGTATTTGGTCGGCGTATTCAGCCTACTACAAATCAGTCTTATTGCGATCCCATAACAACCCAACCCTCATATCACTCTGGGGCGAGAACCTGAGAGACTTAGAGACACAGATAATGTGTCAAAAGAATGGAGTCCCTATCCCAGACAGTAAGAGATATGAAGACATCGAGACAGGAGAAACATGGGGTCCAATGCGTTGGCCCTACAATGCGAAAACAGATCCAACATACAACGATCCGCCGATCACCTATATAATTGAGAAGAGACTAAAAGGAATCGGAACAACATGGTGGAATTGGAAAGAGAAGAAATCAATACGAGTAGGCTTTGACTTTGACTCTCTTGTTGGTCACGCTCAAGGCGTAGGCATTTCTGAAGAGTCATTAGAGCGTATATCAGCCATCGATATTCCTTGGGTCGAAATTGTGAAATCGACACGAGGCCTAGGGCGTCACCTCTATATCATATTCGAAGAGCCCTATCCAATTACACAGAATCATGTTGAACATGCTGCACTGGCTAAATCCATGTTGCCTAGACTCTCAGAAGAAACAGGCTTGGATATGGAGGCCGACAGCGATGCTTGTGGGGGTGTGATGTGGATTCATCATATAGATACAACTCCAGAGAATGAAGGATTCAAACTTGTAAAGAAAGCGACAGCAGCATTAACACAGAAAGATATACCTCCAAATTGGCGAGATTATCTTGATGTTATTACTGGTAGACGTTCTAAGATTATTGTTCGCGGCTATGACCCTGAAGGCAATGAAACAAAAGGAGATGAGATCGATGACCTATCAAGGTCATACCCTAAGATTCAACTCGATGAGGTTCATGATGAGATCATAGATAGGTTAATGAATGCTGGTTTCTCGTTCAATTGGAACTATGATCACCATCTAGCTCAAACACATACGAAAGCACTTAAGGATGTTTTTGATGCCTTCGCTGAAGAAGGCCGTCCATTACGAGGGTTGTTTGAGACGACTGCTCCTGGTACAGATACAGGTAAACCAAATTGCTTTATTCGTCCTCGGACTAACGGAGCGTGGGATGTTTATCGTTTTGGAGGAGTAGTAGACGAGCATGAGCTTTGGGATATTCAAGGTGGACATACTCATACGACATTTAATCTGCAAGCTTCGTTTCCACAACTAATGAAGGCGGCAGGTGGAATCGAGAATCCAGATGCGAAGCTAGGATTCTCATTCTCAACAGTTGAAGCCTTAAATACAGCGTTAAAATCAATTGACGCTAAAGCTCCTATCCCGCAGAGATGTTTAGACGGTTCAAGAGCCTTCTCAATCAAGCAACGTCCAGATGGAAAGCTTGTTCTCACCATTACAAAAGAGCGAAGCGACAAACCAGTTGATTTCCCTGGTTATGCTCCGTCACCTAAAGGTTGGACTCGTCTTCTAAACGAGAAACTACAATTTGACAAGGAAGATAAAAACGAGGAACGTCTGCTTAAGCTTGATACACACTTACGAGCTTTGAAACAATGTGGATATATGGCAAGCGAATCCTGCGGTGGCTCATTTGATTGCTGGGTTATTAAAGATCATACAGAGAAGTGGGTGAGGAGTCCGCGTGAGAACATCAGCCCATTCTTAAAGTCACTTGGATATGCCGACATTGATATTGTAATTGGACAAGCAATCTATCGTTCATGGTTGCTAATTAACGACCCTTTCAAAGATGAATACCCTGGAGATCGTATGTGGAATAGAGATGCTGCACAGTTTCGTTATCAACCTGCTAACCTAGCCTTTGATGAGCCTCCTCATCACCCGTACTGGGATAAGTTCTTGAACCATCTTGGTTCTGACTTGGACTCATATCTCACTGAACTACCTTGGACAGAGGAATGGGGAATAACACGCGGCGGTGATTACTTAAAGGCATGGATCGCTTCAATGTTTCAATTTCCGTTCGATAAACTGCCTTACATCTTCTTTTACGGAGAGCAAGGTGTCGGTAAGTCAATGTTCTCGGAGGCGATTGATAAAGTATTGATAACAAGTGGTGTTGTCGAGATTGACAGAGCATTGACTAGCGAGCAAGGTTACAATGGTGAGTTACTCAATTGCATACTGGCTGTTGTTGAAGAGACAGATGTTGGTAAAGCGGGACACATGGCTTACAACCGATTGAAGAAATGGGTCACAGGTTTGAATATCTCGATCCATCCAAAATATCAACAAGTCTTTGAGGCGCGAAACAGTATGCATATTGTTCAAATGGCAAACAACTTGCAAAACTTACCGATCTTTCCAGGAGACAAAAGGATCACGGCGATATTTGTGCCTCCATTCGAAAAAGAAATACCTAAGGACACTTTCTTAGAACATTTGCATGAAGAAGCTCCTCATTTTATGCACACTCTGATGACTTGGGAGCTTCCAGAGGCCCACTCTCGGCTCAGACTGCCTGTTGTCGAAACAGAATCGAAACAAGCCGCAATGAGAGGGTCCAGTAACATTGTTGCTCAGTTTCTTGATGAAAAATGCCATCATATTGCTGGGGCCAAAGTCAAATTTGATGATTTTTATCAACAATTTGTTGATTCTTTGGACGATACTGATAGGATGCGAGTCACGAAGGCTTTTGTGCGTAAGGAGCTGAACGAGTATTTATCTATCCATCCGATGGGACGATCAGTGGGCAACGTCACTTACATCGGGAACATTTCATTTAATGAAGACCATCCTGAAGGCCCGGCTTATGAATTAAAGAATGGTCGACTAATAAAAGAAGGAGAGCAATAATGGCGTCTGCGCGCTTCAACCAAGGTAAACCACAACTCGGTTTTCTCCTACAGTTTCCAACTGCTATGGAAGCATTTGCACGTGTAAAAGAAATGGGAGCAATCAAGTACGACCGTGATAACTGGAAACTTGGAGGAAAACCAGATTGGGAGTATTTAGATGCTGCTATGAGACATCTCACGGCTCATGCAGCGTATCTCGCAGGAGAAGGTGAGTACTTCGCAGAAGACACTGGTTGCTCTCACTTAGCGCACGCTGCATGGAACATGTTTGCTCTGCAAGAGCTAAACTATAAAGGTGCGACCCATCACCCAGAGATATTTGCCGCAATGGCAAAGTATTGGGCAGAAGAGAAAGAACGTAAAGCAAAAGAAGAACCTGTTGCAGATCACCCTCCTATAAAAGCCGGAGTAACACCTGAGACAAAACTATGGGAAGGTAACTTACGAGAACAGTTTCGTGAACTTGTAAATGTGTTAAAGAAAGAGTTGAGAGGTAAAGATGATACCGAAGAGTCTTCTTAATCTAAATGGTGATTTAATGGTCGCTGTTGATACTGAAACAACTGGTCTGATACCAGGGTATCATGAGATCATTCAGATTGCGGTTGTGCCTCTTGATAGTGAGTTCAAAGAGCATGAAGGGCTTAGACCCTTCTACATGAATATAGCCCCAGATCATCCTGACAGACAATCTGGGGCCGCGAATGTTCACGGGATTGACATGGATGTACTATTATCATCGCCTAGCCAAGAATCCGCTGCCGATATGTTTGATGAATGGTTCATCAATCTTGAGCTGCCCTATGGTAAGCGACTGGTACCTCTCGCTCACAATTGGGCATTTGAACGGTCGTTTCTTTTGCATTGGCTCGGACTCAAAACCTACAGCGAACTTTGGTCCGGTCATCCTCGTGATACGATGATATTTGGTTTAACACTTAACGATTTAGCTGCTTGGCACGGTAAGGAATGTCCTTTCCAATATTTATCATTAACAAAGATGTGTAAGAAAATGGGAATTGAGCTACTTGACGCTCACGATGCTCTTGCCGACTGCCTAGCAACTGCTGCTCTCTACCGCGAGATGATTCGCCTCTTTCATTAACCTCTTCATCTTCGCGGCGCGCTGCTCTTTTCTGCGGTTCACTCTCCTTCCGTCGGGAGAGCGGCGCACTTTCTTTTCTCCTACTTGTACAGCACCTTTGTGCCTACAGTTTCTACATCTAGCCATTTTGCTCGCCCACAATCTCATCGATGAGCCCTAATTCCAATGCCTCACGAGCTGTCATAATATAATCGTTAGCGCATTTCTTACGCCAGAAAGCAACAGTTTTACCTGAACGCCCAGCATAAATCTTATACATATTTTCTAGAGCTTTCTCGATTGTTTTTGACCAGCTTAGCACAGTCCGTGCAGTCCCGTGTAAATCCTCAGCACCGTCGTGAATCATCAATGTAGCATTAGGGTAAGCGTATCTCTTATCAGCAGCCTGTAAGATAACGCTGCCCATGCTCATTGCACTTCCAATTACATACGCGTCGATGTGTACGTTAGCCTGTTTAATGCAGTCATAGATGGCCATTCCATTATACCAACAACCACCAAATGAATTGATTAGAATCGTGATTGATTCAGAGTTAATATGTTGTAGTAGATGCAATGCTTTAATAGCGTCCCGAGCTGTATCAAAGTTCACGCATTCCCCATCCTCGTCACCTAGATAAACAGTTCGAGACGGAATGAAAATATTGTTGTCAAAGAATTGTTCGACTGAGTCTTTTGAATACCTACCCATTACCATCTCTCCTTAGGACAGTGCTCAGTCTTCATTCGAATTTTATTGACTATAGCATACCCACTATCAGTAACCCGACAACCACACCCTCGACAGCGTTTCTTATCTGGATCATACCAGTCGCATTGTTTCTCGTTACAATGTTCTTCAAGGATCTGGTCAACTTCCTCATCTGTACGCGTGGGCCTCCCTGCCTTTTGCCAACGAACAAGAGCCTCCTTATACATCCATAGCTGCAAGCTCATAGGTGGATAATCCTTTGTGCCCTTGCCGTCAGGTGTATCTTCCGGTTTGATTTCGACTATCGGGCTGTTCTGATGTAGAGCTTTAGCTAATACTTCATCCTTAATAGGTTGGCAATCGTCACATGGCTCTCTTTTCTGTTTGCAGGGAGGTTTGGTTGTGTACACCCTTACTGGGCATATTTTACATACCTCTTCATTTATGCTTTGTCCAAATGCATCGCAATCACGGTTAATACAGCGGAGTTTCACCTCTCCACTGTTTCGTTTTATTATTACTTGGCGTTTCTCGCACGGAAGCATGAGGCGGTCCTTTTTTTGCTTAACGCGTCTTCAATCTTAGCTATTAGTTCATGTCGAACTATGTCATCAGAAGTTAAACAAGATACAGAGATCCCTTCTATCTTGTGCAGTCTGTTAATACAGTGAGTCAATCCACCTTGATCATCTTTGAATAAATCACTTTGAGTGACATCGCCAGTAATGACCATTTTGGAGTTAATTCCTATTCGAGTCAAGAACATTCTTAACTCAGTCAATAAAGCATTCTGAGCTTCATCTAACACAATGAAAGTATCATTGAATGTTCGCCCTCTCATCAATGAGAGTGGAACGATTTCAATTACTTTGTGTTCAAGCCATGCTAGAATCGCTTTCATTTCAGCGTAGTAAGTTAGTTCGTCATATAGTGGAGCCAAATATGGAGCCATTTTATCTTCCATTGTTCCTGGAAGATAACCCAAACTCGTCCCTGAATCCACAGCAGGGCGAGACAAAACTATCTTACTAACTTTATTGGATTTTAAAGCATCTAATGCCATGCCGATTGCAATATGTGTTTTTCCACTTCCTGCTGGTCCGTATGCAAAAGTTATGTCAGAGGCTAGTATTTGCTTTATGTACTCTTTTTGATTTAATGTACGTCCTACAACTTTCTTTGGTTTGAATCCTGAATCTTCTGCCTTTTCCCCACGCGCACGAGTTGATTTCCTACGACTCATCGCATACCCTTTTAAGAATTACGGACCAGTTTCGTTCCCTGTTGTTCCTGTTGGATCATTTGATTCAGCACCTTCACCGCCAGGACATTGGCCATCAGGTGCATTATTTTGTCCAGAGAGTTTATGAGTATAAAGAACAGCAGTCTCTCTACACTCCCAGCGATCTACAATTGCTTTACCATACTGTGCTTCCATATAATTTGCAAATGATTGGGCACCAGAAGAAGAAGTCCATGTGTGACACACTTGCCACGTAGAACCATAGCAAGTTGGACAACCACCAGCACACGTACATGGCCCAACGCATTCACTTGGATCATCAGCACTCCCACCCCTCCCTTGAGCAGCACTAGTATGCCATGTCACAACGACCTTTGTTCCACAACCACCAGGAACATAACCACATTCACTTTGATTATCGCGATCCTTATTCTGACCAGCAGCACCGCCGCCACCCATAGTTGTTTCCATACCACTTCTAGCCGCTGATTGAGCAATCTCTTTTGCTTCAATTACAGGATCAACCTGATTGAAGTTTATATAGTCGAGAATTTGACAATCCACACTAGGAAAAGTATCGTCAAGATCACTTGGATTCCTATCACCAGTAGTGATAATAATTTGATCTTCATCTGTTGAACCGCCTGTTAAAAGATGTCCGATTGGAGGAGTGACATTAAATGTGTATCCACCTCCACCGTTAGTATCTCCAGGAAGAGGCCATCGTCTAGCGGCCGGTTTCTGACTTGGCCACGCCCAATAAAACTCATCAGTTTCACCTGCGCGCACCGGTGTCCAACAATCAACTGATATTAAGTTAGAGTTCGGATCATATTGAGTATTTTCAATTACGCATTTAATAGCTGAAGATGAGAACGGTGTGAAGTCTAATGTTATACAATCCCCAACATCAAGATCAAGATGCCGTAAAGGTAAATCAAATCTTACTCGTCTCCATGAGTTTGCTTCTCTAATTAACCAAAACGTACCTGACTTTAGTACTAAACTATAGATATTGTAAGAATAGTAATTTTCTTCTGACTCATTAGTCCCATATTTACCTACGTTGTATTTTAAAATTACTTTGAATTCAGTTTCATCCTCTTCCTCGATTCTTGCTCCTGCTGGCTCCCATGTTAATCTATGGTCAGTGTAAATTTCTTCAGTTTCACTAAGAGACTCAATGAAACTTCCTGATAGAATATCTGATTCAGTGATTGTCCTGACAGAAGAAGGTTCTTCTGATAGATACACAATGTAGACAATCTTATTACGGATATACAACGCACATCTAGCCTGCCTAGCTAACTCAGTTATCATTTGATAAACATCAGGTCTATCAGTGATGTAGAAATTTTGAGGGTAATTAGTGAGCTTTGATTTAACCGCTGTGAAAGTAGTACTATCAATAGTTAGATCAGTGTACTTTTCAATCAACCATTGAATTATATCACATGTATTTGGACCTACACTTGACGTGAAAGCCACATAGATATCATCGTCCCACCCATCATCGTAGAGACTAAGAGATTTCTCAAGACCGATTTCAACCACATCATAACCAACATAATCTGTTTCATAGACAGTGTAGTAAGATGCAGGTACTTCTGTAAGATATTTCTTACCATTACCAGGATCTCGATAAGCAGCAACAGCGTCCACTGTTCCAGGCAGTAAGCTAACTATGTGAAGTTCCTCTGCTTCTCCTTCCATGTAGACTTCTGTACCAGAAGGCAACCAAGCAAAGTCAGCAGCTTCCATCGCGTCATACAATGCCCAAGAATCAACAGGACCATCCTTCGGTACAACAGCAGAAGTTAGAGCTTCATCACAGGTTTCAAATTCTTGTTCCGCAGACATTTTACTTCCGAAAGCAACTTGGGAACTATCTGTAGGTGCCCATTCATATTTTTCACCTGCTGACCCATCATTCCAAAACGCACAAGAATAACCACCTTGATTAAGTGAATATGCTCTAGCTGCACACCCTGATTTAACATAATAACGTGTACCACCAAATCCATAATATGGACTTCCAACATCAACACACTGATAATGCTCCCACTCATCCCATTTAGGATGCCGTCGGTTAGTAACATTGAACAAATTTCCTGTAAACCAGCCCCAGAATGTAGCTCCATCCGCTTTTAATACGACTGGGGTACTTTGAGGAAACTTATTACCATCATAAATAGTTAATGTTTGATGTTCATATACTTCCTGCTGTTGTAAGAGGTCCCGTAACTTACAAATTTCTCCAAATCGACGATTCACGCATTCGTTATCAGGAGCAAGAGTTTCAAACTGTGCATATACCACCCCACCGCCAATACCTCCTCCTTCTGGCTCAGTCATAGTAGCCTGACAGCCTGTAAACTGACTAGGGCATTGCAGTTTCAATGCTTGACATATTCGAGTATTAAGTGTAAAATCAACAATACCCTCACCACGAAGTAAATAACCTCGGCGTGGCGCTCGCACTTTTACTGCGGGCAACCAGCAGACTCGCCCAAATGCAAGCGGCCACGCCTTTCCCAGCGCCTCTTCTGGGATGTTCGGAAAATCGCCTTCTTCCATTGAGAAGCCGACGCTAACAGAAGATAACTGAGATAAAATATCAAAACGTAAGACTTTGTTTGTACTGTCCCACTCTAAAGGAGTAACAATCTTTCCGTCTACAAGTAGAATCTTCTCTGTAACAGGTAAGCCTTTAAAGAGCAAGTAAATTTTTGCAGGTCGAATATGAAAATCAATTCTACTATCCAACTCTCTTAATCGACCAGATGAGTCGTCGAGAGTTATATTTACGTTTAGACTGTCACTAGACCCTGTTAATTGTTTTGATGTATCAAGCCCGCCAATATCAACAATGATATTATCGGCCCCATCTATCTCCTGATCAGAGTATAATATAGGCGTACCGTCAACCCACTCGACTTCCACTAAGATTATCGGTTCCGTCCCTAAGTTTTGATCAAGTTTTGCTTGGACTGCTGCTGATACAGTTCGCATTATTCTTCCTCAAATTCAATCGTAATAGACATAGTTTCATTTCCTGGCCATCCCTCTCCAGCTCTTCCTGCACCAGTGAACTCGAATGGGTTATTTTTTACATACCCAACCCAATGCTCATCATTATGATCAGTTGCTTTTATACGTTGACTGTAGTACGCATCTAAAAATTCTCGTAACTCTAAAGCTTTATGTCGAGATATTTCAAATGTCCATACTAACCGTTTTCGTCCTGATCGAGATGTTACATAAGTATATAGTGTTCCATCAACTGCTCGCATACTAGTCATGGTAGCGGCCAATGCTCTACTATCACTCCAAGCTGGACTTGGCATAACGGTTGTTGTCGCTATGTATGGATAAGGCGCACGTAGAACAAACATTAAGGAGACTCCAGAACATAAGTAGCTTCATCAGATATATTCAATGCAAATCCGTCGTTATTTCCTGCTGGCTGTTCATCCTCAAATACTTCTCCTTCAAGAGTGAATGAGATTGTCCATTTTTCTTTAGAGTCTTGAACTACAGGTTCATCTGGATTTGTAATCACACCCGACCATAAACGCCCTTCCCAATCACAAACTTCAATTCGTTGACCTATTGTCGCGTAAATGAAATCTTGAAACTCGTCAACTTCTGTTTTTATTAAGCCAGTTATAGTTACGACCAAGGATCGAATCTTTGGCCAAATTGGATCGGCATAAATAATCAGAGAACCTCCACGAGTTTCTTGTGCTACTCTTGTGTAAGCATTTCTATCTCTATTGTCAAGTTCTGGTGCTCTAAAGATAAGTTGTCGAGCAATTGCGTCATGAGATGGATAATACAGTGTAAAACGATTTACTGTTGCATCCTTATGCACAACTGGAAGGGTCGCTGGAGGCTGATCAAAAGTTGTATCGACTGTATTCTCACCTTGAAAAGGAGTGTAATTTTTTCTAGTGCAAGGTGAATCATCGAACCATGTCATTGCATGACCGATTCCTAAATCATCAGTAATTAAACGATTCCATAGAGAGGTGAGAAAAACAGTGTCTGTTATATTCATCTCACTTGAAATAGAGAAAAATTTACCGAAAGAAACTACCTGAGTTAATCCAAGATCATGATCAACATTTGTAATAGTTGCAAGATCAGAAAGATTTAATGTATCAGTTGCATTTCCAGATTTAGGAGTAGGATTGAATTGAGTTAAGGCTAACTCATCTTCAACCCATAAACGGTGTGGAGTGGGGAGAGTTTGAGTAAGGAACATGTGATGACTCACATACTCCTTGAATGGCCCTACACCGTTAGCTGTATCAGTAAGACCTAAATCGTCGTCAACATGAATACCAGAAAGTGTTTGAACCTCTTGGACAAGATTAAGAGTGTTACCAGCTACATTTCTATCCCCAACGATATTGAAATAATCTACAACACTATCTAATTCTAAATTTGTCGTTCCTGTACCAAATGCCAATCGTTCTGTTACTTGAGTTATATTGAGAGTATGTTCAACATTAACAGAACGATCGCCGGTGACTACAACATTATCAGTTAAACCAAGATCATGAGAACCAACACCATATTTCCAAATAGTGTTAGCCGCTTGTGTTAAGCCAAGAGCATGATTAGCAGATGCTTCATGGTTAATCGTATTCGGCGTTAGATATAAGACTGAAGCATATTGTCGAATGACTTTTATATTGCCAGTTGTTTCTTGACCGGCTACTTCAGTATATTGAGTTGTTAATCTCATTTGAATTCAAGACCGAATTGAGCGGAATTTATCGTTGCTGAATTCCAAGAAGAAGATGTATCTGGATTTTGTTCAGATACATAAGTTAGAGTAGTATAGGTCGAATTACCACCAGTATTGATAGCTATATTCGAACTTACATTTGTTGTGACGCCAGAGATAGTTACAACAGCGACATTTTGAGCGTCGTTAGAAGATGCCACACTATTTACCATGATACCAGCAATTGTATCAAAATCAAGTGTTGCATCATAATTAGCTACAAGACGAGTACCAGATGAGACAGTAGCTGCGTAGGTAGTGTCATCATCAACTTGAGTCTCATCGATATCCGTATAAGAGCCTGAGTCAAAGTTATTTGTGTCGCCAGCGGCATTTGGTCGAATAGTATGTACACGTGTTATACCAAGAAAATCATTATTATCTGATCCAGATCCATCGCAGATATACATATCGTCGTACCAAAAATTATCACTCACAATCTCTAGATTATTATAGTAACCAAGAGATCCAGCTTGTGTATCTAGGCCGGAACCAGAAAGAATAGTTGCCCCATTTACTCGTACCTCATAAGACCCTGCTGAATTATCGCAGACTCCTTTCATTTCGATATAATTCCATCGAAATGGATCAATATTAAATCTATTAGAAAGTTCAAGTAAAGTTGTGCCTCTATAGACACCTAAATTATTACCATTCATATACAACACGAGTGAATCAGTTGTATTCTCACGAAACGTAAATAATCGTTGAATCTGTCCATTCTGAAGATCAACTGTATCTTGAACTCTGATTGCACATCCAACTATCAACGTAGAATTTGTTGTAAAGTTTGGAGTCGTCATATAGAAACTGGACGAACCACTTTCAAATGCAAACCCTGTACGACCAGTCTCGATATCTCCAGAGGAAGCAAACCCAGTTGTGGCCCATTTCCTTCCTGTAATAGCAGTAGGCGCAGGAGGGCTCCCTGTTGTATTTCCATACATATCGAACCCGTCCAACCATATCAAAGCCATTAGAGCATCTCCACTCCGAATCGAGCACCTTGCATCAATGAAGTATTCCAAGAATTATCATCAGGGTCTTTATCAAAGATTTCAGTGTGTGTAAGCACATTATCTAAGCCTGCTGGACAATTTAAAGAACTCTCATTTATTGTTCCAGTGCCTTGTTGCGATACGTGTTTATATCCTATACCTTTATTAGCATCAAGAATAGTTTCAGTAGAAACCATTATTCCTTTTACATCAAGCGATCCTGCTGCTGATGTATACTCAAAGATCTGTTGATTTCCAGAAGTGTTAGTATAGATAAATGAGTCATCATCTCTTTCGGCCTCATCTACTTCTTCATATAGATTTGAAGCACTATTAGCTGTCCAGTTTCCACTAGCATCTCCGTTTGGTCGAAGATCTTTTACTGTGCAATCTCCTAAGATATCGTTATTATCTCCTGTTGATCCATCACAAATATACATATCATCATATGAGATATCTACTGTGCCTGCTACCCCAACTAATACTACACTTGTATAGTAATTTAAACTGCCGAATTGAGTATCAACACCTGTGCCTGACATTACAGATGCTCCATCTAATTCAACATCATATGTTCCACTTGAATTATCGCAGTAAACTTTAAACTCTAAATAATACCACGTATCAGATGTCAATCCCAAACCACTTGTTGAATTGACTGTAGAGTTATTTAAAACTACTCTTAAGTCAGTATTACCCGTCACCCAGACATCCATTGAGCTATATCCAATGGTAGCACCGTCAAGAGATGGAACCCTGAATGAGAGCAAAGAGTAACTTGCCTCAGATGTTGAAGAAAGTTTAAAAGCTATACCACAGATCAAGGTACGATTAGATGTTAGCGCAGGAGTAGCGATTACATTTCCGACGGTTGTTAGAGTGATGCATTTCAAACCAGAGAAACGGCCTTCGTTAATAGTCATAGTATCTTCGTTCTCAACATTATATTTAGAACGTAAGACACCTGCCGGGCTCGGCGCAGCATTCACCGACCCATAAGATTCGAAGCCATCAACCCATAGAAGTGCCATGTGGCTGACCTCCAAGATACGAGGGTACCGGATTGTACCCTCGTGTAGTCAAAGTTAAGATCAACCGCTAATAGTATAAGTGACTTTCAGAGTGTCACCATTCGACGTAGCCACAACAGAAGAGAAAGCTGCCGTCGACCAGAGCGTACCAGTAGTACCTGTGGTTTTCACGTTGTTGCTAGAAACAAAGATACCTTTGACATTTCCAGACGCGTTAATCGAGAAATCAGCGGTTGTGCTGTTGCTGATCGATCGACTAGACGCGGCGTCTTCATCCCATTCAACACGGTTAGCTTCAGTGTAACTAGTGAATTCGGTCCAACCAGCGTGACTTGACAGCGTATCTGCATCAGCAAATGCGGACCATCCACTATTGTCAACAAGGCCGATATACCACGTGGTCACTTGCGAACTTGCATGAAACTGAGCGTCTAGAAGGTGATTCATACCTTCATCAACAATACCATTCGGGAACTCATAGATGCCCTTCAGCTTGCCTTCGGCGTCCCGGTGCTCGACGACAAATTTACCTTTAACAGGGAGCTTAGTCTTGGTCATTTTTTACCTCATTCTTCGAAGTCGACCCAAATTTATAGTTCCGCGTCTCAACTCACGTTGAAGACCGCGTCCGATCTCGCGCACCGTTTGCCGCGAGCTATCGCCACCTTGAACCGTGACATGTACATCTCCAACAGTTGTCACAGAACCACCTTCATTACGATAAACAGGTCTTATACCTTGATTTATCGCATTTAACTGAGAGAAGAACCTCCGTGAGCTTCTACTATTCACCACAAATTCACCGCGACTTAACATCGCAGGAATACTGTCCATTCCTCGTGGAAAGCTCGCCAATCTTCCTAACCCACCTCCACGAAAATACTGCATACCTCCAGCAGCATTACCAGCAGCGGTTTGAGGTGCAGCCCCACCTCCACCAGCTTGTGCTGCCGCTTTAGCAGCCGCTTGAGCTTCCTCCTTTAATGCTTTCATTGCTATAGTGGCATTGTTAATTCCTTTAACAGCACTGTTAGCACTAGGTCCAACGGAACCAATAGCTGTTGCTGTATCGGTAGCGGCTGTTCTTGTACCATCAAGAGCAGGATTTAAGATAGTATCTATTGTTGTTCCTGCGCTACCTAAATTCTCCAAAGTAGTTTGTGTGCTATCTTTAATGAGCACAGCTGCTCTGGCACTTTGTTCTAACGGATCAACATATTGCTCAGCAATTGGGACCTTTGGCTCTAATTCTTCAAGATCTTTTGAAGCGTCTTTAAGATTCTTTAATTCACCTTGAGTTTGTCGAACTAAATCAAAGAGCCCTTCTAATGCTGCTTTTTGTTCTGCAGAGACATTACCTGCTCCTAATGCTTGTTTTAGTCTCTCTTGAAAACCTTTTATATCTTCTTCAGGTATTAACTCTTCGGCATCTAATTTCTCCTTCATATCTTCCAACTCTTTTACGAAGGTTCGAAGTGGATTCTGAGTTTTGGCCATTGATTCACGTACAGAGTCCGAAAATTTACTGGCAGCTTCTTCACCTTGAGCAAACAATAGTAATGAAGTATGGAGAGAGTTATAGAATCCAATACCGATTTCAGACGCTGCCTTTTGTTTATCAATATAAAGATCAGCATCTTGCCTCAAAGCATCCCATGCGTTACCACCAAGAGTTTTTATCCGTTGTTGAGCATCGGCTAAGTCTTGTGATCGTGTTGCCGCTTCAGCTAAAACATCTTTAGCTTTTTGCACATTCTTTGTATATAGAGCTGTATCAGCTTGAGTCGCAGGATCAAAAGGAACTCCAAGTGCTTCAGCATCTGCTCTTACGTCTCGATCACCTAAATCAGCTTCGGCATTAAACCTAAAAGTCTTAGCTTGTAACCTACGTTGCAATGAATCAACAGCCCGAGCCCAATCAAATTTAGCCTCAGTTAAACCTCTTTCAATACGGTTTTTTAGAAGAGAAACATTCGCTTCAGGGAATAAACTATCAATAAATCTTTGCTGACGAACAGACGGAGCTAACTCCTTAAGTCTCTGCTCTAAGAACTCGATTTCATTTGCTAAGAGTTCTTTTTCTTCAGCGGTACCTCTAGCTGCTATCTCACCACGCTTCTCTAGAAGCTTATTCAACTGTCGTTCTGTCTGCTCAAACTGATCGCGTTGACCTTTGAGCTTATTGTATTCCCTACCTACACTATCAACTTGGTTCCTAGCATTTTTACCCCAAGTATCATAAGCTTTTTTAGAAGTCTCTAACGACTCAATAACTCCTTCAGCCGCATCTCTAGCTTGACGACTAGTCCTTGGATCACCAGCCAAACTCTTTGCTTGACGGAATCCTTCTTCTGCCCTTTTAGCTTGTGCAGCTGCTTCATCACGCGCCTCTTTACTCAGGCCAATCTTATTGATCTGGGCTCGGGCCTCCCAAAGATCCTTTTGAGCCCGTTCCATGATCTTTTTAACTTTTGTGGCTTGATCATCATACTTTTCAAGCTCTTGAGCAAAGCGTTCATCTGAAATTTGCCTATCAATATCAGCAATTTTACTACGTGACTCAGCATAATCTTTGCCAATGTTCTTAACAAAATCACCGAGCGGCTTAATTGCTTTTGTATAAGAGTCCGTAAGACTTCTAACAAATCCTTTGAATTGTGCTGTAGCTTGACTTTGTTGACTGCTAATATTAGTGTAGAATTTATTGTATTCTACAGTTTGCTCAGCTAACGACTGAAATAGAGCCTGCTCTTGCTTTTTAAATTCATCACTACTAAAACGAGTGAATTCGGTTCGTCGTTCTCGTAATCGTTTGTCCTGATCTTCTAAAGCTTTGGTTACAAGTCTTTGTCTAGTGGTAGTTTCATCTGTTGCCGCAGTAATAGCCTTAACAAAACCACTAACTGATCCTGTAAGCTTACCAGCAAAATTCAATAGATTAGTAATGATAGGTTGAGCAGCTGTTCCAAGTTCAATCAAAGCATTCTTTAATTTATTGGTCGCAATAACCATTTGCTGAACTTGACTGGCTTGAAAACCTTCAAATGCTTCAGCAGCTCGGGTCGCAGAATTATTTATCTGATCAAGGGTAACAGCCATACGTTCACCATTGTCAGACGTTATACTTAAGACACCAGTCAGTGCTCTGACTCTATTGAAGTATTTCGTTAATTCTGTAGTACTGCCTTTTGTTTCACCAATTAACTTATTCAGTACACCAGATATACCACCAAATGCTTGGATAGCGGCCGGGCCATCCTCAACTCCCCACTGACGAAACTTCTGCTGCATAGCTTCAGTGGGTTTAATGATTTTCTGAAGAACAGCACGTAACTGAGTAATAGCTGTGTCAGCACGAACACCCTGCTGAGTCATAGTAGCAATGGACGCTGCAACTTCGTTCCATTCGACTCCCATTTGAGCTGCGAGAGGAGTCACACGACCAATGATATCTGCGATATCTTCAAGTTTAAAACGGCCAACATTAACCGCTTCAAACAAACTGCCACTGATTCGCTCTACATCTTCAATACTCTTTCCATAACTGTTAAATACTGAGGATAAAGCATCTACAGCATCGCCTGTAGAAGCTACGGTTGTAATAGCAAGTTTCTGAGCCTCTTCCAAGAAGATAAAAGCTTCTCCAGCTCCAACAACTTGGTTAGACAGAACTTGATAAAAACCGCGCGCAGTGTCAGCAGCACCAGTACCTAAAGAAGAAGAAAGTTCAAGAACTTTTGCAGAGAGCTGCTCGTTTGTAAGAGCTAATGTACCAGCAATAGTTTGAATTTCAGCAATTGCTAACTGAAATTCTTTTGCAGAAGATACAGCTTCTGTAAATGATTGTCGGAGTAAGTTAATGGCTCCGATCATTGCCCGTAAAGCAGCTATACGAGCGAAACTTTGAAACAGACTTTTTACTCTGGCACCTAAACTATTGAAAGACTGACTTACATTATCTATGATGCCACGTAAACGCGCAAATCTTCCTTGTGATCGCTGAGCCCCAGCCACCAGTTGATCCAGACTAGATACAGCTTGCTTCGCACCATTTGCAAACTGTACCATTACTGAAGTGGCTTTCTTTGCACCTCCACCTACATTTGAATTATTGAGCCTGACACCAGCCTGCCCTAACTGATGAAGAGCATCAGCGGCACCATCTATAGCACTAGCCAATGAGTTTAGTTCACTTATGGCATCGCTGGCATCTAATCCGACTTTTTGAAATAGACTCATTTTCTCAACCTAGGTATTTAGTAAGGTCTGGAAGTTTGAACGTCGTTAAGTGTGCAGCCCATGCTGCGGCCCCTTTATCTTGAAAATGATAAGGAGTTCTCCTGACAAAATTAGAGAAAGGTTTAGGAGGCAAACCTGCTACAGCTCGATTGTACTCGTTATACTCTAAATATCTCAGAGTCGAAGAGTAGATAAAGTAAGGCTGACCTGTTGTACTTGGAAAGAAACCACTACCGCTTCCTGTAGATAGACCTAGTGGTTCTCGATCCTTTCGACTGAGTTGAGGGCCGTAAGGAATAGATGTTCCAAGTTCTCTTGCAAGCTTTTGAAAAGTCGCTCTAGAAGCTTTAGACCATGTTGGGATGATAGCTAAAACAGTAGCACCTAGCCATTTAACGCCGCCCCGTTTAACAAAGTCATTAAGATACCGATTTAATTCTGCTTTGGCTCCTTCAGCGTCAAATTTGAAATCGCCACCGCTTAAAGTGAACCTTATACTCATACTACTATCGGTTGTTTTTGACTCTCTTCATATTGGCAGAGTTGTTCAAAAGCTAACATTTTTGCTTGAGTCACCGGATTATTATCTTCCCAACGATCTTTCACATCTGGGGGTTTTACCCCCAGACGTGTACATGCACACCAGATCAAGAACTCCTCTGTTCTGTTACTCGGCCAGAGGATTCGCTTGCTTCCGTCGCCTGACCAAGTAGAAAAGCCGCTCGCGCCGCCGCCATCTTCTGCTCATCCAAACAATTTGCTTGCATTACAGTGACAGTGATTCGCTGAGTTTCAATTTCAGAGAGGCCAGCAGCTTGCAACTCTTTATCCCACTTAAGCCAGCTAGAAGGATCACTAAGACTTACTGTATCCCATTCAATCTCACTAGGCTCCAATGCCTTAACAACAAGATACGCCATCCGTAGATTCTGATAGTGACTCAAAAGTTGCTGATAGCTTTCATCTTTCGTATCAGGCTTATACCCATCCTTGGTCCTAATACCTGGAGCCTTTGGCTCAGGAACCAGAGCATCAAACTCGTCAAAGTTTCGAACAGTTTCAGCTCGAAAAACAAGATCACCATAAGGGCGAGGAATCACAACGATTTCTTCATTTGGGCCCTTAATCTCTACACCACCAATTTTCATTTCAATTCTCCAGAGGCAGAAAGGAAAGAGTGGCCGAGCGAACTCGGCCACCCGAGGAACTCATTACGCACATTCAGCATCGTTTGACCGCGTAACGGTCGCGTTACTGACGTTACACTGACCAGACACAGAAATCGTCGCTGCACCAAGGTCATAATCCAACTGCTCCCAACGGAAGTCAGGAAGCAAGACATCTTCATCTTCATCAGTGCCACAAGGCACACAATGCTTAAGAAGCATATCAACAGCATAAGGCTCACACAAGTCAGCGGAACTAGACACCCACTCACTTGCATTGTTAATACCTTTGATTGCGTCTACAGGAGTCACATCTTCACCAGACGATGCACGAACATACTCGTACACAAACTCTAGAGACACTTCAACAGGTTGTTCATCACCCTCCTTAACCGTGTCAAGATTACCTCGATCTCGTAGGTATTCATACTCCTTCTTCTCAGAGTATGTGACATTCCCTTCACCAACCTTAACTTCAATCCGTTGATTTATAAAAGTAACAGCATTCTCAGAGTTACCACTGTTATAGCTCCCGGCCCCAAGCACAGGAGAAATGGTAACACAAGTCGTGGTATTGCTAGACGGATCACGAGCAGTAACAGTATGCACAGTATTGACAGTTTCACCGTCTAAATACAAGCGGGCACCGACCGGGACCTGATCGTTGACCGTAGTATTCAAAACGACGTTATTGATATTGATCGTAGCGTCATTCTGCGAACCGTTAGCAGACAGCGTGGCAGTGCCAGCAAGACCATCTTGGACGTAAATCGTTACGTCTCGAAGTTCGATTCGGGCCATTTTAAGCCTCCGTTTATTGTTAAGAACTTAACGTCAATTCATACATCGCATCTAATTCAGCTTGTGTCACTCGGACATCCTTACTTATTTGTCCAAATAGATACGATCTGACCGCGTCAGCAGCGTTTTTCTTAACCCTCAAACAATCAATAAGAGTCTGGTCGTCAACAGATTCTATTCCAAACCTATAAATAGGGATGGGTTCAAGCATCTCTTTCTGGAATTCACCAAGCCACTTTAGATGTCTATAGGCGTCCGCACCGTCCATATCCATGAGTGCTGTGAATAGAAAGTTAATAGCTACTTCAACAGTATAGAAATCACGACTCTGCTCCTTGATGAAAGGACCAGTCATACGCATTTCAACGTGATCTTCCCATATCTCATCTTCAGTTCTCTCCTTGATACCTTCAATGAGGTATGGTAAATTTAGCCCTGAAGCCACTGGTTCAAAGTGCTTGGCAACTGAGATAAAAATCCACCGCGCGAGGTTCTCATCCATTGCTCACTCCAGTTATACAATCGACGGTGTCGCCGTTTGTGTCAAATTAAGTGTATCAGTATTGTAATTTCGTCGGTGCTGTTCAGGAACAACACCAGCAATAAGCTTACCTACGATAAGCCATGCTGTTTTCTGTTCGTATTCCTCAATAGATTTTATATCATATCGACGATCATCATAAATGATCCAATCGTCCTTCATGAGTTCTAAGGTAGAAGGTACGTCACGTCGATCAACGATGAATACGCGGTCGCCCATGTCAAAGGTGCCGCCTTGAACGATCTTCTTATTGGCCGAGATCAATGAGATACTTTGAATAACGTGTCTCATGATGCGTACAGGTAAAACCACTGCTCGTTTGATCTCGTATGAAGAGGCATTATATGTTTTTGTACCTGAGTCGAGATTTGTAGAGGCGTCAAGCAACTTGTAGATTGTAATGCTTCCGCCATACTCTCGTTTCAAAGTGTAGATATTCTGTCGGATGAAGCGAATCAGATTGTAATTAGTGCTCACAGTCTTCACCCTTTGTTCGACAACTATGACACATTTGAATAAGCGATGACACTAGTTTCATTTGTTGTGTATTGGCCGCAATAACAGTAATATTTTCTTTGACAAGGCTCACAAGTGTCTCTTGCTGGTATTTTTCAAGTGAATCTATACGTGCAACTAAACTATCTTCTCGTTTCCAGTCTCGCCAAATGAAAAAGAGAACGATCCCAATTAAAGGGCCAAAGTCTCTTAGAATTTCAGACCATGTATTAACAGACATTATAATCCTGCGGCAGAGATGGCAAAATTGTCATTAAGTTTATCATCTAATGAGGCCTCACCAGGGGTACTTTCAAGACCCATAGCGTCACGAGTTTGTTGAGCACTAAGAGGTTTACCTGGATTAACCAAACCGGCTGAGTTCTGAGCAATTATCTGAACATTATTTGGATTGAGAATGCCACTTTCCATATCAAAAAGATTGTTGTTGGCACCCGCTAATCTAACAGCATAACTTCCATCTTCAAAGGTCACACTATATCCATTTATTATCTGTACTGTTCGTGCAAAGGTTGTGCCAGCAACTTCAAACTCAGTATTGTGAGCAAAAGTATCCTCACAAACAATATGATCTTCATTGTCCATGAGGGCACCAAGTTCAACTTTAAAAGCAGCCACGTCCAACTCGTACAGGTTACCAGTGACATGAGTCAAATCTGCTTTTGGAATAGATATTACTTTGGTGGCACAGTCTAGTGAGATAGCCACAATCTGACCTCATTCGTCGTCTGGTTGCGTCGGCCCAGTACCGTGCTTATTGACTAAGCTTCGATAAATCAAGCCTTTATGTTGTACCACTTCTTGCTGAAGTGAGAAAATCATTGTGCGAAGTTCATTTATAGCATGATGGATTTCATCAAATTTCTTACCATGATGCTCTAAAGTTTGACCAATTGCTTCTGCATTACGGGCGCTGAGAGGAGGAGGTGAATCTGTCATTAAGTTTCCTTATTCGTCTCGAACCATAGGAGCTGTTAAAGATAACCCTGCTGAAGTTATCGTACCTGATAAAGTTGCCTCTTTGTGATATGGACTAGTTGAGCCTTGACGTGCCCAACCTATGACCGGTTGATTAGCGGTATAGTTGAAATCATCAACGACTAATCCAGCCGCATTAGTTGTCTGTGATGCTGGATCTAAGATAGTGGTTCCTACAGGGAGTGGCCCTCCTGAGGCAGCCGTTAAATAAACTCGTACTCCAGAGATATTTGCGCTGTTGGTTGTATCGTATGCTCTAATCGATATTGAAACCGAATTTGTTATCTCAACTGCTCCTGGAGAGTTATTTGAATTCCACTTTGTGCTGGGATTCCCTCCATTCGCAGAAACATTTACCTTTGCTCCAGTGTAGATAAAGAAAATTGCATCTGCGGAAGAGTTGGCTGTCCAAGTTCCTGAACTCTTTGTGGATAAATTCCCTGCATGACTTGGAGACGAATCATCGGTTCCTACATTGATATAGTTTCCTGTGTTTCCTCCGTCGTATTCCAATGCTAGTACGTACTTAGTGCCGCTTGTTAATGTAACACCCTCTTCAAATTCAAAGTTAATTAACCGTCCATCTGTGGTTATATGGACGTCTTCTACATTAACAGTATTTGAAGTAGCTAAAGCACTACCAGTTGGGATACTACTTGTGCCGTACGTCCCACTATGAGCATATAAATAGGCAGTTATATTTCCTGTCGGATTTAATGTTCTCGATAACCAGAAACTAGCGGATGTTAGAACATTACCACCACCATTAAATGATTGTGCAACCCCATTAACTGTTCCATTACCTAGAGTTTGATTCGCACTTTGATTCGATACTGCGTAGCTATCTTCAGTAGTTGCTGCTGATGAGTTCTCAAGATGCCATTGTGGATACCCTGGAGAATCGGAATGTCCAAAATAGTCAAAGTCATTTATCGTGTAATTACCGGATGATGGGAAATGAGTATGAGCTTCTACAGCACCAGAAATGTAAGAATCTGCTGGATTTAAAACTAAGTTATTTCCAGTTATCCAGTTTATTGAGGCTCGAATATAGTAAAGTTCTCTTGATTTCACATTTTGAGTAGAGCTTGATTGATATGCATACTGTGTCCAATCAGATGGTATTGCAAAGTTTATCTCACCTTGACCATTTACTGTTAAGTTAGATGTTTCATCTGATAGTATGTAAGGACCTAAATCAGCCCAAGCCGATCCATTCCAATAATCCCAATCCCATACTCCTGTATTATAAGAACCACTATTTATATTTACAGATAAAGTTGTGTATCTTCCACGACTACCCCAAGCTATCGCTTCATTTTCAAACTGCATTACGAAACTAAAAGTTGAGACATCTGACTCATCATTAAAGAACTCAGTCATATTGAGGATGTTTTTACCTTGCCAGTAATTAACCCCAGCATGATCAAATCTTCGTTTTGAAGTATCTCCAGATGCAATATATGTCGTAAACTCGTGGGCGTGACTTGATGTTATCTCTGCTCCTCTATCCATAGGAGCAATAATACGATTGTTCAAGAATTCAGCGTTATTTGACTGAACTTCATCGCAATTAAGAAATGTACATCCAATTGCTTTTTGAGTAGAGGCACCAGAAAGCTTTAAGTTTGAGCCACCTTCGAATGTTGTCCCGTATAGATAACATGAGTCAATGTTAGCAGTATCGGTTTCTGCATCGAAAATAAATCCATCTAATTGGCTTGATATAATACCGCCAAGAATCCCTTGCCTCTCATCTCCAGTACCGACTACAGATCCAAGCTGAAAATCAGTCGTTCCTGTGCTATTTCCAACGAGTTTAAACCCTCTACGTTCATGTAAATGCCAGCCCCATTGACCTACTTTATCACCAGTGCCCCAATCCTCAGGAGGTGGCCCGCCCCAATAGTCAGGTAAGAATATTTTTGCATCAGAGGAGTCGGTGAAATTTACGCTGCTTGTGCCCGCTGAATCACCAAATACAAGATTCCCACTTAAAAAGTAAACTCCTTTTTTCTTATCATAGTTAAAAATCCCATATTTATTTGTCGGGTCATCATCAGCAGCAGCAATCTCCTTAAATCCTTGGCCAACAATATCTGGTGTGCCAGTTATCGTTAGGCCATCTCCATAACGAATAGCATCAACAAATATATTTGCTGCTCTGGCAGGTTTTGTATGCATATTAACTGTAATACCAAACAAGTACAAATCTTGCATATTTACAGATGCACCGACCCCACCTCCTGTAGTCCAAAATCTATCTTGTGTATTGTGTGTACATTTTACAATGTAGAGATTCCAACCTTCATCTAAACCAGCATCAGGACCGGCCATGTACCATTCAGCCCCATTATTGTTTGTATCTTCTACACAAACTCGAATGGCTCCATTTTCAGTTTTTTCATACTTACTTAACTCAGTGAAACGAGCCCAAATCCGTAAGTATTTACCTTCCATGTTAATACTACTATTGGCAGTAAAATAAACCCGTGAAAGTCCTGTGGATTTTGATTGCGCAGCATAACATCCATTTCCTTCCCAGGCTTGAGCTGTATCAACACCATGACCAGCAGCTAGATTATCGCCGCCCCAACCGGTAGCTGTGTCAGCATCACTGATCTCTGTCAAGTTACTTGTAATTGTAAGGGCCATTACTCATCACTTACCATAGGAGCTGTTATTGAAAGTCCGTCGCTTGTAATCGTCCCTGACACAAGTGTTTCCTTATATAGAGGTGATGTAGAGCTTCGCCTAACTCGACCTTCTATTGGTTGATTACCAGTATAATTAAAATTGTCGGATACTACCCCGTTAGAATCAGTTAGCTGTGATTCAGGGTCTAGAATTGGATCTCCCTCTGTAAGAGAGCCGCCAGAAGCTGCCCATAGATAGACCCTTGCATTCTGAAGATTTGCACTGTTTGCGGCATCAATAACTTTAACAGAGACTGTTACAGTGTTCTCAATAATAGTCGCTCCAGGTGGAACACCAGTGTTATTATATGTTCCTGGATTACCGCCAGTTGCAGCGACAGTGACAATACCTCCAGTATAAATGTAGAAAATTGCATCTTCTGAACTATTAGCTGTCCACGTGCCCGAACTCTTGGTTGAGAAATTACCATTATGAGACGGGGAAGATGTATCTGTTCCTACATTGACGTAGTTACCAGTATTCCCTCCATCATATTCAATGGTAAATACATAGTTCGTTGTATTTACAAGAGTATATTCGTCTTTAAATTCAAAGTCAATTAGCTCCAGGGATGTCGTTAAATCAGAAACATCAAAATTTTCTGATGTTGCTAATGCATTTCCTGTCGGAATACTACTGGTTCCTAATGTACCACTATGAGCGTAAATCTTTGCAACAGCATTACCATTCGGTGTTCCTGTTTTAGAAAGCTGAACACGTACATTAGCTAAGACGCCGCCAGCACCAGTAAATGATTGCCCAACTCCATTATAGGTTCCGTTACCTAGGGCTTGTAGAGTGTCTTGATTAGCTGTGGTGTAGCTGTTCTCGGTTGTCGCATCGTTTGAGTTTTCAACATGGTACTGTGGAAACCCAGGTGAAGAAGGATGACCGTAGAAATTCAAGTTATTTGCATTAACTGTACCTGTAGAGGGAGCATGAGTATGATATTCAATAGTGTCTCCAACTACACCACCTTTAAGATAAGGCGTTTGTGTCCATGTGCCGCCTGTCGTAACTCGTGCTCGAACTTGATATGTTTCCTCTTCACGTTTAATTCTTATTTTTGCCCAATCCTCAGGGATATTCCATGTTACACTATTTATCCCCACATTATTAAATGTATTTGTACCATCAACAAGATCATAACTACTTAGACTTGTCCAGGAAGACCCATTGTAATACTCCCATACAACTGATAGTCCGATACGAGCCACCCCTACATTTATCGTAAGTCTTCCAAAAGGTTTTCGATATGCAAAAGTACAGTATTCATTTACAGATGGAGTACCAGTAAAAGGCGAATAGTTAAGTGTACCAGTTAATCCTCTATTAAACTGTTCTACCCAATTCTGATATGATTCTGGTATGTAACACCAGTGTTGATCAATTGCTTTATTGTCTGTTCCTCCCGCAATAAAGTCAACATTCTCTACATTAGTTGAACTGACTAACTCAACACCTCGGTAAGTTGGTGCAATTACTCTATTATTTAGAAACTCAATCGTATTAGGTTGAATTTCTTCGCAGTCATTAAACTCACATCCAATGACTTTCTGTGTCGATGCACCTGAAAATTTCATGGTACCAGCACCTTGAAATTTGACTCCGTATAGGTAGCAACTATCAATGTTGGCGGTGTCAGTCTCAGCATCGAAAAAGAAATTGTCTCTTTGACTAAAGATTGCGCCTCCGAGAATGCCCTGTCGATCGTCTCCAGTCCCAATTACTGTCCCTAGTTGAAAATCTGTTGTTCCAGTTGAGTTACCTACTAACTCAAAACCTACTCGATCATCAAGAGAAGAGCCATATCCAAGACGTGTAAATGGGTTATTACCATCCTGATAAATAAGATGATTCTCTTCTACAATTATTTTTGTGTTCTTACTGTCAGTGAAATTGACACTATTTGTTCCAGCAGAATCACCAAAAACAAGTTTCCCTGTTAAACCATATCCAACACCTTTGAGCGGTCGAAAGACCCCATATTTATTAGCAGTCGCATCATCGGCTTTAGCTATCTCTGCGAAACCATCTCCAGCAGTGGCACAAGTACCAGTTATAGTTAAACCATCTCCATAACGAATAGCATCTATAAATAGATTATTTGCCCTTGCAGGTAGTGTATGCATATTTATGGACATACCTACCTTTTGAATCACTGCTGTATTCGGAGAAGTGGCTGATGTGTTATCAAAAGGCAACGATGTATCAATGACAAAATATTGCCAAGCTTCATCTATCGCTCCATAACCTCCTACTGCCCATTCACCCCAGTTCGCAGAAGAATCTTCAACATAGACAGCAATGCCCATATCATCTGTATCTTCATACTTAGATAACTCTGTGAATCTGGCCCAAACACGGAGAATTTCAGATGTGAGATTCTGTGTATTACTACTTCCTAGATTGTAATACATTCTTGCCACACCAGTTGATTTTATTTTTCCAGCATAGCACCCATTACCTTCAATAAATTGGTCAGTATCAACATCGTGTCCATTAGCTATATTTTCAACTTCCCAGTTAGTGGCCGTATCGCCATCAGTTATCTCAGTGAGATTGCTGGTAATAGTTAAAGCCATATTTGTGCTCCAAATTCCTTTGGTATAGCTACACGAGTCTGTAAGTCCGAGATCCTGTTCTATACGGACTTTTCGTTTTTTACCTTTCGGCATATGTGAAAAGCCCTTCCTGATGGGCCTCTATATAGAGGCCCATCAGAGTCAAATTTACTCGTCAGAGGTACGAATGGCCGTCGCACTACCTCCTGTGGAGCCAAGCGTACCAGTAGTCTCAAAAGTCTTAATTGGGCTGGCACCTCCATCACGAACACGAATGAATAGAGTACGGTCAGCATTGTAAACCGTAGTAAATGTCTCATTGTTCGTGGTAGCCAGCTTATCAATGTAAGACAAGAAGATGTTGTTACCGGCTGTTGCATCATCCGGGTTACTGAAATCAGTAGGAGCGATCGTAAATCCATCATCACCATCATGAGCAGTATACGGAACTAGCCTATAGCGACCGTCATCCAACTGAATTCGTAGATTACCAGTAGATGGCGTATCAGCAGGGATGTTACCAGTGCCAACATTGACAGTGGTTTCAGACGTTCCAGAGAGCGTTGTCCCTAATGTCATCTGATCATAGTCAATATTACCCGCATCATCATTAGTCACAAGGACTCTGTCTTCACCAGTGTAAAGACCAAACACAGTGAATGTCACGTTATTCGGAGGAGTATGTTGCACATTGTCAAGATCAAAGAGTTTATCAGCAGATCCGACATCAGTGTCTTCAATACCTAAACCATAAGCACCAATGATTGCTGAGCCAGTAGATTGACCGACAAATGGAGTAGAAATCGGTCGCTCAGTATATGTTCCATTGGTTGTAACAGTATTAGAGCTAGTTCCACCAGTAATCACTTGGTCATCAGTAGGTGGTACCCCAGTTAATATCTGAATCCAAATCTTCGTGGCAGCAGTCGTACTATCAATCGCCAGCATCTGTCCTGTGCCACCAGACCAACTAACAGCTTCTACAGCACACATTGTTCCAGAGGCACCATCGACTGGAACCTGATGCGTAATACCACGGAAAAGTTCCCCGTTCAGACCGTAGAGAGTACTAGCTGAACCATCTCGGGTCAACCATTTCATTCTCTCATAAAAATCATTGATCGAGTGATTACCCGTGTCGACATTCCATTCAGAGTAGAAATACTCATCACTTCCATTTCCAGTAATATCGATCCCAATGTATCCTTCAGTTGTATTATCAATGGTTGTCCAACCAGCTACCGTTCCAATAGCCGTTGCATTATTCAAATCAGTTGTATCAGTCAATGCCAACACATTATTACCACGCGCAGTACCATTGATTTTGAATTCACTGTAAGTATTACCAAAGGTACGAGAGGTACCAATTAGTCGACGACCATCGATATCAGCTCCACTATCTCTAGTAGGAATCATGAATCGGTGACTAATACCGTTAGCTGTGTCAGCATTCAGACCGCCGCCGCCAAAGTTCCACCAATCATCAGACAGAACCGCACCGTCCTGTATAATTTGAATCTGCACATCACTGTTACCGTAATTAACAATCCCATCCCAATAGGCTTCTGTCCCACCGGTTCCTTGGATGATAGATCCGTCATAAAGATGTTCAGATTCGTTATTGGTAATATTGAACCCGTTCTTCAAAGTGATAATATTATCCGTTGATCGCTCAGATGGAGTCGGATCAGTGATATCAAGCTCATCATCGCCTGAACTTACTTCCTGATCAGCAAAATCTTGTAACCAACGGTGAAATTGAATAACAGTAGCATAAGTAGGAGACGAGCCACCGTGATCATCTCCAATGTACCGAATATTACCTGTGGAACGCTGGATTGTCCAGTCGCCGTCTACCATAGCCATGTCAGTAATTCCTTATTAGGTTATATTTATTGAACTTAGTTTACCCGCTGTGTATGTAAATGTCGCGGTTTTTCCGTCTTTCGAATTGTAAATAGTATTCAGCTTACCTGCATTGTAAGTCATTAGAAGGTAGCCGTCATCAGTATTTACGCTGACTAATTTACCAGCATTGTATGTAAAAGTCGTATTGACTTGAAGTTTTATTGTGTCGCTTGGGTCTAACTGATTTATAAACCCGCTCTTGAGAACCAACGCTGGTCTATAAGTCATAGGATGATCCGCTCACCAACTTCAATATCTATGGTATTAGGTGTGACTGCTCGACCAACAACTATCAATACTGAGTTGTTGGTTGTCGGTGGAGTTATCGTAATGTTTCCAGATGTCTCTGACAGGAAATAACTAACGCCAGTTGTTAGATTAGTTGTACCTGCTATACTCGTCCAATTAGCAAGAGTAAGTAAGCCTTCAGTCCTTACTGTTACCGTCTCACCTGCATTAACAGTATCTTCAGCAAAGCCAACTACTTGAGTTCTCAAATAACTTGGACCTGCGTCAGGAGCTGCCTTAGCTGGGCCTGCTTGGTTGTTCGAATTATTTATGTAGACAGGTTGCCCACGTGCTATATTTTCATTGGCTGTTACATCTAACACGTTAGCGTCTGGATCTCCATTTCCAGTCCCTGGAGGATAATAACCATCTAAATCAACATGAACAAAATCGCCAATAGCCATAACCGTTTCAACATTTAATGAACGATCAAATATTGCTTGAGCTTCATGAGAAAGATTCATGGTCGATTGACCAGGATCTTCTGCATGATTATTGTGGCCATTTGCTAAATCATCTAGATCTAATGCATCGATAGCATCATGATTGAAATCCCCAATCCAATCAGCCGTTTGCACTAAACCTAGAGGAGAAGAAAATCCCAATCTTTTCTCTTTTAACGAGCCCACATTCGATAAAGGAACGAATGGAGTCGGAGAACGCATTGGAGATTTGATCATCTATAGACCTGTATATTTAGTTCGGCTCCAGAAGCTTCTTCAATAAATTTAATATCTCTGAGACTTCCAATATACCAGATAGATTCACCGGCATGAATTCGTACTCCAACAGTTGTGGTTGGATCTACACCGTCATCCCTATACCGAACATTTTGATTGAGACATTGAATAAGTGCGACCCTGCCAAGTCCAGTGCTACCCATTCCCATAACAGAGGTTGGAAATAATTGCCGATAGAGTTCCGGCTCAAGAGCTGCATCTATGACGTATGTCGACATTATAGTCTCCAAAAAGAGCCTATATGAGGCGAAAAATCGCCCCATATAGGAGAAAGGTCAAAGATTAGGACAGCAAAACGCAGCCAAGGTTCTCATCGAGCACCTTCACGCCGCATAAGACGTCCATAGTGACGATCGTGCCTTGCGAAGCAATATCGTATTGCATCGTGACACGCATCGACAGATCGTTGTAGCTGCCCACAGCCGACCGAACACCTAGCGAGGGATTCGGAAGAGCCAGAGGACGGCTAACAAGGGCGAGAGCATCCCGATGGAACGCAAGGTTGAATCCACCATGCGGACCTGGAAATGCGTCATCAGCGTCCGACAAAGCGACTGCAAGAGGCCGATCCAGCCAAACCACAACACTGGTCGTGTTGACAGAGTCAACCTCGACAATCGTGTACGTATGGCGAGTGGACGTTCCGAAAGCCAGCATCTGACCAATCACAGGAAGCTTATTCGCCGTGATCGAGTTCAGAGTAATGCCCTTCGCATACCCAACAGCATAATTGCCGCTAACCGTAGCCTTGTTGTAGATATAACCAACTGCATTAGCCGCAACCGTATTCACATATGGCTCATTCAGCGTAATACCAGTAAGGTTATTCGTGGCCTCGGTCAGAGCCGTGATCCAGTGAGGCTGGCCTTCACCAGTCAACCAGACAAAGCAACCGACAAAATCATTACCAGTCGCGGTACAGGATTTATTCCCAGTGTCGCCAGGAGCCGCGCCAGCAGTATGATTACACGTAACCGTATCAGCCTCCGTCCGAGTTCGGTACGGGACGTTCTGATCCATGTAAGTATCGAAACCAAGAATCCGACCAAGTCGAGCTTCCTCCAACGCCGTTCCGCCATCACCACGTTGATTCGCAGCAATGAACAGCTCGGTGGACAGCATACTCGTCTCAGCGGCGGGACACAAAACAAGATTACGCCCAGAGGCGTACGCCTTGTTATTGTTCAGCACCTCACGAGCGCTAAGAGCAAAATCCTTAGCATTGGCACTGGTCATCTCACCCAGTCGACCAACCTTATTACCCCAGAACTCATGAGCCTGCCCAACCAGGACTCGATCAATCGTTCGCGCTACTTGCATCGAGGCAGGCTGCATGAACATCTCGACAAGATCCTTGAAAGACAGCGAAGATTCACTATCCTTAATCGTAAACGTAACGTAAACATGCTGATCCAAGGGGACCTGCACGTTAGTCGCAACAGCATCCTGCGAAACCACGGAATCCGAAGCCACTTTACGCTTAGTCGAAAACTCACCCGGCCTACGAGTGTTCACGACATCACCGTAAGACGCAACCAACGGGCTGAAGTCACGATGAACCAAACGAGCCATGACCATATTCTCTTCGAGAATGGCCAAAGATTCCTGCGCCCACAGCTCAGGGATCAGGGCATCCACATCATTTGCAAAACACAGAGGATAAAGGTTCATTAAAGAACTCCTTATTATTTGTTTGAACTATTTAACTACTCAATCCCAGGTTATAGTAATTTGCCTCAGCCCTGGTTATGAAGCAAAATACCCGGTCTAACCGGTAAGTGACTAGTGGGCGCGGACCACTTTGTCAAGCTCAGTACTTTTTCTTAAGCCCGAGCAATTCTGGATTTTCAGCTCGAATCTTCCGGTATTGTTCCGGTGTAAGGCTGGCAACATCCAGAGGTTGATTTCGATTAGGCATAGAGTCCGCTGATCCGGCCCCAACACCACTAACAACATTGCTCTTGAACAGATTACCATAGAGCTGCTTTAGCTCTTTCATTCTGTCAACAGCCTCTTTTGGTGTTCGGAGTGTACGGATAGGGTTTCCTGTCTTCTCGTCGATATCCTGGAAGTCCACCATTGCAATGAACTTACCAGTGGGTTTTCCTTGCGCATCCACTTCATCCTTTAGCTGAGTAACAGGTCGAAGTAGACTTGCAATTTGTGTTGGTTGAAAAGCATCTGAACTAGCAGCATCTAAAAGAGCCCGATCAATAGTCTCTTCCTGATATTGTTTCTTCCATCTGTCTCGCTCTGCTTTAGTTTGAGCAAGTTCATTTTCATACTTTTCTTTTGTTTGTTTCTTTTCGTACTCAATCTGCTGTTCTTTAGTACGAAAACTAGCTTGTAGATCTTCTAATTCCTTTTCAAGCTGGGCTCGTTCCTCATCAGCTAAATTACGATTTTGCGCCAAGCTTTGATAAGAAGTTTCTAGCTGCTTATATCTATCTTGATGCTGTCTTCGATCATTAGCGAGAAACTTGTTTACTTCCTCCTGTGTAAACAGTCGTTCGTTACCTTGAGACACTGTTTGTTGCTGTTGCTGTTGCTGTTGTTGCTGTTGCTGTTGTTGCTGATCATCGATAATATTTGCAGAGGTTTGATCTCCTGCGCCGTTACCAGTACCGTCATCAAAACACAAAGCAAAACAAACAAACTGAGACTTAAACATGCAATCTCCTAACTTAGTTAGTTCACCCTACGAAGTCTAACTGACCGGTTATCTACAAGATAAGGTACAAGCCATCGCCATACCGTTCCGGTTGGAATACCATACAAAAGGTGTTCCATGCTCAGGTCATCGTTGGCGTAGGTGGTTCCAACGGCTGAGTAACTCTGTCGAATCACACGTAGACTCTCCAAAGCTGTATCGGGGTCAAACCCCTCTAAAAGGGCATACGCTGTTTCATAGCAAGCCCATTCTATTTGATCTGGTACTTCAGTATCCTTACCACGGGGAAATTCAAGCTCTTGAGCCCTGTCTGCAACAATAATTTCATCTTCTGTCGGTGCATCAGTACTTATGTACCGAGTACCATCAGAGTCATACATAATATCATAGACAGTTGATTTGACACCTTTATAATTCAACCCGTCAATAAGACGGGTAGCTTGAATCAATGCGTTTTCACGTTGTGCTCCCGAAGCCGAATCCCAAGCGTCAGCATACAAACGCTGTGCAAAGTAAGCATTAGCCTCGTTTAAAGTCCCGTAGTAAGCCATTTTCTTTACTCTTTGTAATTCATCACGTCAGTGATCGACGCGGTGTTTCTCATTTTCTTTTCTTTATCGGCTCCAGACTCAACCTTAACATCAACAGGTAGTGCCCTCGTACCGTTAGGATTGTTGGCCCTAATTACTTTCATCGGCTTCAAGTTGATTTTTGGATTTAGTTTATCAACCATTAGTATTCCTCTTCTTCGTCTTCTATTTCTCGACCTTCACCGCGAACAGGTCTTTGTTTATCAGCTTCTAACGTACGATCAACGGCTTCCGCCCGCTCTTGAACTCCTTCATCAGTATCGATGGCCAAATCCGTGACTCCTCTTGCCCCTGCATTTTCAGGAGGTTCAATCGTTCCTTCGACTTCCTCATTTCCTAACGCGCCTGCTCCAGCTTCTGCTAATTTCGCCTTTAAAGCTACTTGCGTCTGAGCCTCTAGAATACGCGTGGCTCGATCAACATGGTCAGCTCTTGCTTGTAAATACTCTTCTTCACTGAATCCAAGAGCAATTGACGCGGTTTGCTCACCGACAAGACCAGCCTCATGAGCACTAATGATAGTATCAGGGTTACTTGTGGTATAGTTTGAACCATCAATTTCAGTGAAAATCGTGTCGATCGTGTCTGAATCAACCTTACCAGAGAGCAAAACCGTGACAATATTCTTTGAAAGCTCTTGCTTAACGGTCTTACCAGGAACAGCATACATAAGACTAGCAAGATCCTGAGCTTCTTTAATTCTGTCAACATCGTCTTTAAGACTGTATCGATCAGGATACTTAACTGTTGCAATTTGTCTTAGAATTGGGTTATTATTTTCGTAAGCTGCCCAGAACTGAGCTACTTTTCGCTCAGCACCCTCCATAACCAACCCAATATACGATAAACCGGCCTCTAAACCTTGATCAGACAGCTTCATAGCCTCTGCTGAGATGGCTCGCTGACCCATTTTATTCTGTACAGCAAGGTTTACAAGTTTACGAATATCATCTTCGAGCTTCTCTTGTAGTTTAAGGGAAGCCATTAGAGGTTCTGGAGATGGGTGGATAAAACCAGGACGTTCTGCTTTTAAATCATAAGCACGACCTTGAGCGGCACCAACGCGAACTTCATTCCCTGGTCGAGTGTTATCAGATGTTACAGTTGTTCCTTCATCTGATACATTCATTTTCAAGTGTTCGCCAACATTACGCATGTCCTTTTGCTCTGTATAGAACGGGAAATTAGCTTTTAATGCGTAAGAAACGTCACTTGAACCAAGATTCAATAGTGCAACTTGGTGTTTGTATACATCTTTTAGTAAACTTCCACCTATATCTAGTACTGTAAATGGAATCCGTTCCAGATCCAAGACTATCGGATCGTCGATTGTCGGATATCCATCAAAGTTAATAGGTAAGCACTCGTCATTAAAAAGCTTCATGTGGACTTTTTCAGTATCAGGGTCTATCCACATAAATCTATAACGAGTATAATCACCGTCTGGTAAAGCGACTCCTAATCCAGTAGATCGATTGTAACTAATTCCTTGATCTCGCAAAAGAATTGCTGAAAATTCACCTGGATCTTCTGGTTTTCGAGGTACCCAGGACAAGATATCTTCTACTTTGTAATGATAGACATAAGGTCTAGCGTCTCCGACGTCTGATAGTGCCTCCCCTTCAATACGAGGCATATCGACATATACACCGACTCGGCCCATCACAAGAAGTTCTGTTAGAACCTCGATGCCGAAGAAGCTCTGCATCGTTGAGCCTTTATTGTCAACTCCACCATCCTCACCTGCTGATGCACGCATGTAAGTTCGACTACCATCACGACGAATAACATCATTAAGACGTTGAAAAATAGAGTTTCGTATGTCATTTATCGCCCCTTTGGCAAAGGTTGGAATAGGTGTAAAGAATTTACGAACTCTGAAATCTTCGTCAGTTTCTCTTTCACTAAATTTCTTTAGATTTCGTTGAACATACCAAGGCCCACCATCATAACAATCACGCCACTCTTGCCAGTACATTTCGTCAATGATATACGACGGATGTCGAACATCAACGATAGGTTTCTTATCTTTATTCGGTGACGGCATATTAAAGTACCTTTTCGGTAATGTCATCTCCCGACACAATACCAGCGGCAAGTGGGAGTGCGATTTCGCAATAGTTTAAGCAATGAGCAAAGTGGTCAGGGCCAGTATTCAAATACGTAGCTTTAGGATTACCTACTTCATCTTTTTCATAAGTACGAACCAAGCTCTTCATGTGCTCACGAAACTCATAGGATATGTCTGCTGGAAGTTGAATTCTACTGGAGTGAAAGCGACCCATAGTAGCATCCAACCAGTTGGTTCTATCAACTGTGACAATAGGTGCATTTGAGTCTTCTTCACTTACTTGTGATTCTTTACCAGTTTGACCTCTACGGTAACGACAAAGATAAGCATAACCAGGAAAACGACGAGCAAAACGTCTTGCATCGTTAATTTGAGGGTCGGCATCGATTACACATGCGAGAATCTGCCATTCTCGCATTAAAAGATCTAAATCCTCAAATCTTTCGCCCGGTAATTTACCTTCCCAAAGGACCTTACCTATTGTAGCCGCATTCAAATCAAGACCAGATGCTTTACCTGATTGTATAAACTCTTCAACAACAACGTGTAAGACTTTACCTTGGTCAACACCCATCACAATACAGCGTTCACCGCCTACCTTAGGTCTTGCATCGCTTTTTGTGTAAGGCGCGTGACTATTAACAGCTTCTTCGAGTTCAGTATCAGTTACTTGACCACCATCTGGTATGAATGGCAGTCCTAATTTTGAATTATTGAATTCAACATTTGCTGCTTCATCTCCCATTCCACGGAAGTAAGCAACAGCTATTTCTTTTGGAGATACGGTATAAGAGTAAAGTTGATTGATATAAAAACTACGGTGATCTTCATCAACCTTGGCTGTAGCTTCCCAAAACCCTGTAGGCCCTAACCAATCGACCTTGTCTTCATGGACAAGAAGACCTCCACACTCCTTACATAGTAAGTGTGATTTGGAAACGTCAGGGTCCGTTATAGACTCCCCACAAATCTTCAAGCAATCAGGAAAAATAAGCTCAGTTGTGCGACTGCATCTAGGGCATTTAAAGTAAAAATGCTCCTGCGATCCTTGCTCATACAGTAAATGGATACCGCGTCTTGGTATTGTGGGTGTCGATATCGCAATCACATTCTTATGAATCTGACCCGATAAACGCTCTAATGCCAACCAAATCTGCTTCTGATCCATTTCATCCGCTTCATCTAAAACTAAGACTGAAACAGGGATAGATTTCAGATTGGAGTCGCCGCGTGAACCACGTATGTAAAGATTCACGCCACCAGCTTGCTTTAATCCAACCGTATTTGTATCAGTAAATAACTGTTTTAGATACGGTGAATGTTGTAAAGCAACATTAAAACGTGACTTACTAAAGTCACTGGCATTGATAGCCGTCGGTAATACATATAATACATCTCGCTTAGCTATGTCTACAGTATGAAATGCAACATTGATTGCATATTCTGTGATGCCCATTTGGGCAGCTTTCATAGCAGTAACATAGTCAGATTCTGCATCATGCAAATCGCGACACCACGGATGATATTTAAATGAGTAATTACCTGGAAAAGGCTCACCCATTATACGACGGTGTTCAACCCATCGACTACGAGAGTTTAAAGTTCTAGCGATTAAACCAGCTTCAAGAAACTCTGCAAATTCATCTATTAAAGTCATTATACAAGTTCAAATGCGACACTGTGAGTAAGTACTTTATTCTCCAAAGGAGAAATTGACAATGATCTTACATTGTCTTCAACAAGAATGTACTTACTCGTCTTCGCTTCGATCTCGTAGCTCGTACCGTCTCTCCGATGGCACTCGATCTTTAACCACGTTGACTTTGTCTTCGGCAACCTGAACTTTTTCACGTGCTTTCCTGTCTTTTTCAGCCTTAGCCTTATCACGAAGCATCTTTTGCTTCTGCTCTTCTAGCTCTTTGACTTGTTCTGTCAGCTTTTTATGCTGAAAATAAGCGTCGGCGTCTTGTAAACCTCCATCAGGAGTCCACACACGCTCAATTCGTGCGCCTTGTCCAGTAGAAATGACAATAACTTCAACAGCGGTATCTTCTACTTCAAATTCACGTTCTGTACCAGCCGAAATACCGTATTCAGTACCGTTTTTCAATAGAACTTTGGCTCGAACCTTACCGAAATAAGGCATAGGATTAGGAATTCTCATTCATTTTCCTCCTCAAGAACCAGTAAAGGTAAGATTGCCAGAAGGATTTCAAGAATCTTTGGCCAGTTGGCTTCAAACCAATTCCAAAGCTCTTCCCAACTGAAACCCATTAGTTGAGATTTGTTGGCCCAAGGATTCAACCCTGCTATCTCAATTCTATAGTTCCATTCATCAAGAACAACAGGGTCGTTCGTGGCTTTGACAATATGGGTATACATTTGACCCGTAATGTCTCCACGACGTCGAGCCTTACGGGCTTGTCGACGCGCTTTTCGAGCTAGTTTTTCATTCGACATAAATTAACTCATTTTCAAAAGATTCACTTAAAATACTGTTTTACTACGTAGTAAACATAGTTAAACACAATCAATCAGCTTTTTCAAGCTCACTGTATAGTTTCAAAATTACAAGCATCCATACGTTAGACAACGCTACTACCAAGAAATAATGGGTAAAACCCCAATAAACTGTTGGTAAAGCTAACCAAAAACCCAAGCAAACAGGGCAGTTTACCAAATAAGTCTTAAACAGATCTCTAAAAGGCTCCATTATAACGCTTTCAGAGATCAAAGTGGCAATAACTGCCACACAAGCAGAGTGATAAATTGCTTCGATCATTTAATCAAAGGGACAGGGGCCTTAACAAGATTGATCAATGTCTCTGCTTTCACATACCCGACATATGTCTTTAGTAATTTATCTCTCCGATAAACTTTGAATGTCGGGGTGTATTTTATATCCTTCGGCGGCCGGATCTTACTCGCATTGAGAATCGTGTATCCGATTCCCGCCTTCTTGAGCTTCGGTAGCTCGGTTTTCTTAAATTTTTCGCAGTATCGACAGTTGTCGCTGACCCAGATACGGATAAAGAACTCTTTGGAGACGTCGATATTGACCGTCTCGTCAACGAAATCCACCGATTCACTATTGAAAATAGCTCGTTCCAATCGCTCCACTTCAACCCGCGAAGTAGAACAGTTCGTAACAGACGTTTCAGTCGGAGCCAGAGCGGAATAAGCTGTCGTGAACGCGAAAATAACATATAGGAACCCAAAAATAGTAAATAGTCTAGCTTTCACGGTGTCCTCTTCTTAGGAAGGGCTCATCGCCCTTCAGTGCGAGTACGTTGTTGTACCACGCTAAAAAATCACCAAAACGTCTTAAAAGGATCTCCATACCACGATCATTATAATAGAGCATGATATCTGGTTTGCGATCCCAAGAGCCATTCTCACGAGGTAATTCGAATTTATCGTGCCCGATATCTTCCATAACTGCATCCCAACCACGTTGCAAGTCATGAAAAAAGATTACATGCGTACTTAAAGGGAACCCGTAAAAGTGTAAACCACCTATTTGATATCGATTGTAAAACTTTTCTAACCAATCAGCAAACTCTTCTGACTTTGATCCTGGTTGTCTATGTTGATAGCAAAACCAACTAACAAAGTAATCCATTGGATGTCTGATCACAGAGATTATGTTTACTGTTGGGAGGTCGGGATAAGGCTCAATCGCGTGTCGCTTACCTAATTGCTCCCAATTTCTTTTTGTTAAAGCACTTGTGGCAGATGTTGAAGCAGTTTTAGGATGAGCAATGTAGTAATTTTGCTCTCGGTGTGCTTTTAACATTTACCAGATCACATAATCAGGAATTATGATCTTTGGATACCCTACATAGTTACTCAAAGCCATTGAATCCCCTTGTTTCATCGCAGTGTCAATAGTAGCAGCGTCAATCCAAAAAGATCCTAAAGGTTGATTGTGTCTTGTTGGGCCTGTAACCCAATTAGAACCCCATGAATTGATACAAAGTGCCCCTGGACGTCGATAAGAGTCGTCGATCCCAGCTAAAAGCATACAATGCCACCACGGAATTCGTTTTCTACGTAAGAATCCTTCTCTATCTCTAACCCATTCACGACTTGTTTCTCCAAAACCAATGTTGGAGCACATCGCAACAAGGTGTCCATTATAAATCGCGTCTCGACACTCTTCCCAACTTGTTACAAGAGCAACTGTTTTGACTGGATGAAGCTTTGCAACGGGTTCAAGAGCATCTGGTACCCCTGTTCGACCATATTCTCTAGCCAAATACGGGTCGTATTCAGTAAAATCATACCCTATTTGGACACCCATTCACCGGCCCAGTACCCTGTAGATCCGTCTCCGAATCGCTGGGGAGTCGGGATATTACCGATTTCAATGCGCGAGCCACCATAAATAACTTCAGTTGCGCATTTACCCATCCATTTCTCTGGTTTCTTTTGAACCTCAATCTGAATGGTTGTAAGAAAGTCTACACCTAGCCCAAAACCATGTGAAACACAGTCGCCTATACCTTGATCATGCGGAACAAAGGGTTTTCGGGTTACTTTTTCGAAAACAGGCCACCAAAGAGCGACTTTTCCGGCCCCAGTATCGCGAATTTCCTGATTTTGTTGCGATATGAATGGGTATCTGTGCTTTTGTATGAACCTATCTCTGGCTTTTTCGTCGAAAAACCAGCCTGCTTGAATGCCTTTGCTATTACTAATTAGCTTTGACCCGGTGTATGAATCCGCTCTCAAACTTTTTGGTAAGAATAGTGACCCTGCACCAAATGCAAGAGACTTTAGCAGGTCGCGACGATCCATTTTAACCCTTTCTTAGGCCTTCGGCTATTTGACGCCAAACAGTGGCGTGCTCTTCAGGGGTCGTTAGCTGTCCACTTGTGGCCATTTGTTCTAATTGGGCTCCAATTTTCTGTAAAAATGGCTTCCAGATCGCATACTCATCGGCTAATACTTCACGATTCGAACGCGAAGTCTCATAAATCCATTCTTTAGGTTCCCCTAGACCCATATCTGCAATACGATCAAAGTTATCAGCAAGAGCAATCTTTGACTCGTCGCTTACTTGAAGGTTCCACAACCAGTAAACCACATGCGCAGTTATGTTATCCTCTGGATCAGGCTTATCAGGAGGTCCAATCACTCTAAGTAGCCATGTCACTACATCTACTGAACCTTCCTTAGCGACAGCCACAATGAACAAGTATTCACCAGGGCTCCTGGCAGAAAAGACCGCCTTCTGCCCCTCCGCGTACACCTCGAAATCAACGGACTCAGGTACCAGTAGCCATTTAAATGAGTCTGCTGAACTTTCACTTGCGTCGAGGCGGACCAACTCACCCACGCGTGCTGTAGATGGGGCTTGTAGAACGATCTGCGCTGCTGTGTCCTGGAGCAAAGGGGCTGCTTCCGGGGTGCTGAGAACCGGTGTGATCAACGTGAGACTGAGGACGACTGCGAGCGTAAGTTGTGTGAGGCGTTTCATGTTTTATCCTGCTAGGAAAATTTCAAGTTGTCGGGAAAGACGTTCTTTATCAGGTACGTGAGCTTCAAACTCAAAGACAATACTATTGTCATGAGGTATTTGTTTTACATCGACGTATGGGTCGCCGCCCTTAAATGCGACTTGACCGCAGCATCCAAAGAGAGTATTTACTATGCTCCTAATTGCTGGATCACCGTGCAGTAGTACCAAATCTTGGAGTGTCAGGTTGTACTCATCTTCTGTTATAACGAAAGCAGTATAGAAATGCTCGTAATTATCTGTTGCAACATAGATGATTTCAAAGTCATTATCTTCTAATTGTTGTCTTTCTTTGATTGCTTCCTTTAGTTTGGCTGTCCAGTCAAGATTCAAAAATTGTCGGATCGTTTCATTCATGAGGAGGCGTCTCATCTAAAATCATTTGTGTAAGAAATTCAACTAAAGCCGTTGTATCTTCTTGTGTTCCACACATCCACGGCCCTATTCTATTTTCCCAGTCACCGTCAAAAAGATTGACATGGTAATTACCTGCTGGGTTATGTTCGGGATAGTATCCTACATCCAAGATCAATCCATTCGTAAATTTGATCTCAAGGAGATCTTGAGATAAAGCATCTAAATCAGACTCGTGTGGTATCGAGCCGTATTCGTGTTCAATCTTCAAAACTGTCAAGGACTCGTTGTATGTTTTCTCTAGCGATGTCTACAGGCATATTGTAGGCTCTTGCTACTTCTTCAGCTAGTTCATTGAGCTGTTGACTCAGTTGAACCTCTTCAGAGTTTTCATCAGACTGCATCGTCTTTGACTCGTTTTACTCAGTTTATCTTTAGGTTGATTGCAAAATTGTGTAGGTGTCATCCCTTTAGCTTTTGCGGTCTTTGTTAGGGCACCCGGTTTCCGAATCGCACTTTGTATCCACTTGGCCATAGTTCTTTGCATCCTCTAATATGATTTTGTCGATCGCTTTTGCCATCAACTCCACAGCTTCTCTTAGATCCTCTGTTTTCATATACCTTTTGAGGTCTAAGGTCTGAAACGGTCCATTAGGATCTAGGACAAACTTGCCCACTCTTCCCTGGCCGTCAGGTGATGGCTCGCTTTCGATCCTGAATCGTTCTGTCATAGTACCTTTTCTCTGGTCCTGGATGTAGAGGAGGTGTTTTGAGTGGGTGCCATCCAAACATCCATGACCCACAAACTATTATTCTTTTATCAACAGGTTCTGGGACGTCTGGTTGTTGGTCTGTGCGAGGTATCATATAGGGACTATACACAATTTTGTATGGCTGTCTGATTGTCACTTGATTGGCTCAGTTGTGATCAATCTCAAAACTATGTTCATCAGACCAATAGCTACACCAATACCTGCAACGATCTCAGGATACTGTGCAATGACTTCATGTCCTGATATAAAACCGGCTGTCGCTACTCCCACCGTTAGTGCATTGATCCAAAAAGTCCTTGACTTAAAAATGCTTTTACCCATGATTACCTCGATTGTGTGATTAAGGGTTGTTCTCTTGAGTTGTAATGACCTGCACCATCTCTCTCGCGATCTTTTCTACGATTTTGTCACGATCAGGGATGTCGGCAGCTAGGTTGTTGTCAATGATATTTATCAGTTTCTGTGCCAGTGTCAAAATGGCTGTTTTGTCCAGTAGATTCCCTAGCTTGTACTCCATAGTGTGGCAAGATGACACTAGCTTTTCGATCGCCATGATGTACTGGTACAAACTGGGCATGGCCGCAGCTAGTTCTGCTTCAGTTTGTAGCGAGTTCAGACGAGTCTCGATTACACCTCTTGTGATGGCAATTTCATCCCGTAGGCTCTTAATTTCATCTGAGGCAGCGTGACGACGGGCTGAGTCCCCGATTACCTTATTCGTGAGAAGGTAGTATTTGAGCGGATCGATCCGACCAGTCAGGGTATGAGTTTTGCAATACTTGGTGCCATTTATGGCTTCATGTGTGCATTGCCCGCCTGGGGTAGTTCTCTGACAGCGGGTAGGGCCATTTGCTTCCATTGGATCACGTATATGGGTTATCTGTTTAGTTCTCCCTCTATCTATTATTATAGCTGCGAACAAGGCACTTTTATCAATAAAAATGGAAAAATCGTCAAAATAGTTATATTAGGTACAATTTGTCAGATTAGATGACGCGTCATCTTAGTGTAGTCATTTTGACTACATATATTTGGTTGTGTAGTCATTTTGACTACACATTTTACATTTGGTTGTGTTTTGTACACAAAGGTTGACAATCCGACACCCTATGGTTGACAATCCGACACCCTATGGTTGACAATCCGATACGTGTGGTTGTTGGGTTATGGGTTCATGGGTTGTTGACTTTTTACATTATACCTCTATAGAGGGGTGCGAAAAGTGTTGTCTTTTTGCGACAGATTGTTTTTCTGCATCATCGCACAAGTCCTTTAATATCACGAGGTTAGGGACAAAGTTCCAGGATTGTCGGGTTGTGATCTCTTGATGACGCGTCACCATGTTGACTTCTGACTGCGCGCAGTGTCGAAAGGGCTTGCAGGCCGCATAACCCGGACAACCCGCAACCCCGGAACATTTGACCCCTCCACTACAACCCCTCCCACCGACACCACCCCTACAACCCGACCATCCGACAATGTGTAGTCAATTTGACGACACGTTCTGATTGTACCATATATGCAGGTAGTATGTATTGTGTCGGATTGTCGGGTTGTGTGTATTATAATGATACACTAAGTTCGTCTTAATATGTCGGGTGGTTGGATTGTGCGGCCGGGGGC